GTATTGGAGAGGTGCCTTGATACGGAAGGCCCCCCGCCCCGGGGGTCATCGGGGTCTCTTACACTCACATCCATGAGCCTGGTAGGTAGCTGCCAGCCTGTAGAATCGGCAGTAAAAATAATTACTTACACCCACTCACCCACCTACCTGCACCATGTGGTCACATATGACCATACCTATTATATAGAGCCACTCACCCTGGTCTCCTACACACATGCCCCATATCGCAAGCCCATGGGGGATATGCCTGCATCCTGTCCACTGACTGCCTGAGGGGCTCAGTATCGAACGATCAGCACACAGACAATACTCACCTATGCACATGTGGATAGCTGCTCGTGTAGCGTCTCTCCTTGAGTAATACCCAAACAATATCCGGTTTTAGCCCCATAGTGTACTATTGGGTTAAAAAAGTGTCCCAAAATGGCATACGTGACACCAGTTGACACCAGTTTTAACGTAACATGTTACTTAATAACATGTAATTGACAAGTTTTTTTGACAAACTTGCAGTTCTACCCTGGTAATATTCAAACACCACTGACACATTATTTTACCAACTTTTTGCCAACACTGGTAATCGATAAGTATTTCAACAGCTTATTAACTGGTGTTTCCGGGTTTCCGGTTTCGACCGGAACTGGTAATTTCGCACTTTTTCTAATGATTTCAAATAGATTACCACCCTTCCGGTTTTTCCGGCCATATAGACAAAAAGACACCAGATTCACCAGTTACTCTATAAATATAATATACTTCTATATATACATATATATATATATATCTAATAATATCAAGTACTTAGAGTACTTTTTTACACATATTTTTACACATATTTTGGTACATTCTATTGGTAATATTTTTTTACAATCATCAGGGTCACTCTCTCCGACACTCTTAGACGACCCGGAAACCGGAAACATCTGGTAATCTATCTGATATCATTATAAAATTTCAAAAAAACAGAAGCGGAACTCGACCCGGAAGTCCCGGAAGTTTCTGGTAATCTACCTGAAATCCCTACATATTCTCAACCGGAAATATCTTCCTCAAAAATCCCGTTTTAGAAGTAAACTTTACTACCCCCCAACCTCAACCCACTCAAATAACTCCAAATCCCCACTGTTACCACCTACCCAAAAACTGGTGTCATTTGACCCCCTACAATTAACACCACCTCACAACCCAACCGGAAATACCACACCACCACTGCCAAATTATTTTTACAAAAAGTTGCAAAAAAAACTTGACAACGATCCAAACCCATGCCATATTGCAATCACGAAACACACAAACCCACCAAACGAAAGGACACACAATGAAACTCACAAAAGCCACAACAACCATTAAAGGCTCAACCTATCCTTCTTTCCAAATCGACAATACCGAAATTCACGTTGTCAAAATATACCCGACCGCCTGGTACCTTTATAACACTCGTACAGACAATCATTATGCCGAAGCACGTTCATTCCGCACTCGGCGCGATGCCCTGACCTATTACTCTGAAGCCCCAACAGCCAAATACCGTTTCCAGTACATCCAAAACAATAAAGTAATAGTATCCCAAGCCTACTCAACACCCGATGCCATGTACGAAGCATCCCAGCCCATCAACGGCTACATCACCTATCAAGTGACAATGCTTGACGGCACATGGGACACTCTTGAAACGGCAGACATGCTCGACCTCCATCAGGCAGGCTTCATCTCCGGTCCCTTGCGCACCAACGACCCTGTTGCCGAAACTGTCGAGCACGTCACTGTCACCCAGCACACAGAAGAACCTGATGACATCAATATCACTGATTACACTGTCCGCGACTATATCCCCATGTGGGATGATGAAGGTAACGAACTGAAACTCACATGCCTGAAAAGCAGCATCTACGCAGTGCCTTACAACGGTACCCGTACATCACGTTTCTTCAAACTGTTCACAACTGCTGGCCGATACATTGCCACAATCATTCGCTCGGCCGTAACCCGCCGCTTCCGCTCATTCTCGCGGGCATAATGTCTAAACGCTTTATGCGCAAGTTGGCCGTACTATAAATTTTCATCCAATTACCCAACGGAGAATAAATGAAACTATTTCGCCTCTACCAAATCGCTGAAAGACACAATACATACGAATACAACGCCGTAGGCCGCTCTGTGTTCGGCCGTGCCAAACTCATAACACCCAATACCGGAATGCTCGATAGTACCGGCAAACGTCCTCTAACGCGCCATGACGTTGATGTCCTGAAGTCCATGGAGAAACACCGTCTCGACGATTACACAGACGAAAACGGCACCCATTACAGCATTTGCCGATAACCCAAACCGGGGGCATTTGCCCCCACAACATATAAAGGATAACGCAATGCTAAAAAATCAACCCTACGATGTTTTTAGAGGAAATCCGCTACTGTTCATAAAAACATTACGCTACGGACGTATGAACAACTGGCAAATGCCGAACGGTTACAACTTTGCATTTCTAGATCAACACGGTTATGCAGTTTGCCCGAAGTGTGTTGAAAAAAATCTTTATGGTGTGCTTCTATCCTTTGCGCATGCCTACAGATACCCTAAAACTGAAAAATATCACCACTACCTGCTCGGAACCTTCACCAATCAAGAAGGATACCAGGTGTGCAACTGGTGTGACGCAGCAATACCGTGCAATCGCCCGACATGCCCTTCATGGCGCGAAACCTGGAACCACACGCAGTTTTAGTCACCGATAGATCGTCGTTTAAAAAAAGAATCGTGCCTGAATGACCGATGGGAATGCCCCATAGGGGCATGACTATCGGAAACGAATCTCTTTAAAAGCCAGAAACTTTCCCACGATAGGGATGCTTTGCCCGGATATATCCCTATCCATCTGAAATCATTACACTATCCATTATAAAGGGGCTAACCCATGGGAATTATCATTATCAAAAAGAAGGACGTACCGGCCACCGCAATGTTGCACGACGTTATTCTCAAAGCTAAAAAAATGAATAAGTTGCGTGAATATTATACTCATGCATATGTCCGGTATGACGAAAAAAGCGAGTACCATGAGCTTTTCTTCACCGACGGTGCGCGCCTAATTCGCATTATGTTGCGGCCACGATGTGCCGAAGATTCCATTGAACCAGGATTCTACCAAGTCCTGTCCGCCAAGAAGACAGAGATAATCTTCGAGCAACTCGACGGTGATTTTGATTATCCAGACGTTGACAAAATCATGCACGGATTAACATCCGATTGGGAAGCTTGCAAACAGGATAACTTCTTGAACGATCACGGCGACTATGCGGCTATAATTAGAGCCTTTAAGGAAAACATCATTAAACCCGATTACATACTCCCATTCACGGGTGATTGCTTGAAGTGGTACGTCCACAAGGACGATGCACCCATGAGAATCACAATATCAGGCGGACACGAATGCTACATCATGCCGATGTCTGGCAGGTAAATAAGCCACCCAAACTAAAGGAGGCATACGATGCCCGAAACAGCCATTGACCGTTTAAACCAGCTTATTGGGAAACTGGAATCGGCCTATTCTCACAGAAAATATGGGAATAAAGCTGATCAGCAATTTGACGAAGCGGTTCTCTTGAAACTGCGCCTCATTGTAACTCAGTTTCGCCGTGAACAACATACACGTGAAATTGATTCACTTGTCCCGAACAGCATAATTTAAAGGAAAAAGACATGAGCGAAAAAGCAATGGATTTTATGAATGATACGATAATTACATTTGAAACCGTTATTAACTCTCGAAAATACGAGTTTGAAATGGAAAAACAGATGGATCGGGTTATTCTTAAAAACCTGAAATCTGTTTATCAATGTCTACGTGCGGAAGCAAATGTTCAGGCATGTAATAAAGGTAAATGATGAATAATGACAAATTTATCTTGTTGGCCTGTTTGCTGGCAACACTGCTTATCACGAGTGCTATGATTTACGCTCCGAAAGTGCTCGGTGTTGTCCTAATTATAATCCTGATCATTTCACTATGTTAGGAAATGCTATGCATAAACTTGGTTGTGTCCTGATTAATGTATCCGTAATTGGAATTCTGGTAATAATCATAATTCGTTCAATCTGTCATATGGCTTTCGAATTCATTATGGCATTCTAAGGAGGCATTATGTTCGACGAGCAAGCATTCAAAAACAAAAAAAAGAGGCTGATCCGCAGAATTCAGAAAATGGAAGAAATAGTGGGGCACTTCGGACATTCTTTTGAAAGATTGGAATTGTGTCCGTATCGGTCACATCAGCAATATTTGCAATACCTGCAAATGTGCCGCACCAAAGATCGCAAGGAATCCGAACCCATAACTCAATAGGGGGCATTGTGGAAAGTAAGGATACCATGAGAGAACCAAAACAATTTGTCTGTGCCCAGTGTGGGCAATGGTTAATTCATGCCACCATCGGGCATGTGGACAATTATGGCCGAGCACTTTGCTTGGACTGCTACAAGCGCAACATGATAGAGGTTGAACAATTTTTTGGAAATCATCTAACCTGAAAGGAAAACAATGTCTAAAACCAAATGTGCCATCTGTGGCCGAACAGTAGGCGGTAATGACATACATCACTACACTTCCGATGGGTCGCCCGTCTGCAATAAGTGTGAAAGAGATGTGCGTGAAGTCGAGCAGCACATCTTGGATACTCCTAAAAAGTAGTTTGTAGCTCAATCGTGAGTCACAAGTCTCTTTGTGGCTCACTGTGGATCTACAAATAACAGAAAGGAGGAAATTTTGATTGAAAATCGAATCACAAAATTGCAATTAAAGAAAAAAATCCAGAAATCACTTGAATGGTCAAAACTCTGTAGTCTGATTGAACTTGAAAAATTACCATTGCGTAAAGAAAGGAGGTTGAAACAAAGCCACATGGAGGAATTTTTACAAAATGCCATCCATGGGAAAGATCATATTCGTTTTCACTATGTTATTGATTTTGACAAAGTTCTCTCTGAGATTAAAATGACAATTGAATTGTATGGGTCCGGTATTTGATGAAAGGAGTTTTAAAAATGGCCGATAAAGCTGTCTTCTCTCCATGTAGATATTGCCCGCACAAAAAAATGAATAAGACACTGTGCATTTTTCTCGGTTGCCGTGACTGCTATGAATATGCCGATCAAATTGCATCAGGGCATTTGAATCGCAAGGAAAATTTCGGCATGGCAGACCATCGCCACGCAGTCAGAACTAATAATTCAGAACAATTCACCCAAGACTATCAGGAGATTGATTTCGCATGAAAGAATTCTCTATTGACAACTCAAGGGCCAAAGCGCTTGTTTGTCCGGCGCAATTTTGCCTGAAGCACATTTTTAATCGAGCAGCGCGGTCATCTAAGTATGAAGCTGACCTTGGAAGTGCTGTACACGAATGCCTTGAAGCCTTTTACACTGGAACAGATCCTGATGATTTGATGTCAATATTTGAGCACGAATACGAAAAGATATTTCCAAATGGCGCAATACCGCCCAGTCCTGAAATGTTTGCGGATAATATTTTCGATATCATTTATACGTATTGCACGAACAATCCGCCTTACACCTGGTTTTTTGAAGTGCTGGAAACTGAAAAAACAATCGGAATTGAAATCGAACCAGGCACCATATTCTATCTGAAACGTGATATGCTGATACGGGAAAAAACCACAGGTGCTATTATGCCTTGGGACCACAAGACCAAATGGCGGTCGCCTGTGAACGATTGGTGGTTGAAAAAATTCATCACTGGAAGCCAGCTTACGGGCTATATCTTTGGAACGCGGGCAGAAGCAATGGAACAAGGATTAACGGCAGCGAACAAAATTCATATCAATATTTTAAGAATCCAAAAGTTACCTGATGAAACTGCTCGGAAATGTAGGATACACAAAATGGAGCAAAAAGCTTGCAGATTGCTCCACGTTGATTGGCAACTTAAAACCTACTATCGGTCCGAAGATACTATAAAAAGGTGGTTTTCAGATCTCAAAGGTATGATCTCACTTGCCAAAAGTTTGGCAAAAAGATATACTAATATTGAACAAATGCCGCAGATCCCGAGATGGGGTGCTTTTACCGATGCTTGTACCTTGTGCGAATTCCTGCATTGCTGTCAGCACGATTTCAATCTTGATTATACCATGGCGAATACCATCGAATATCGGTGGGCTCCATGGGAAACAAAACAGAATGTGAAAGTTGTAAGATGCAAATAAACCGAAAATACAAACCAAATGAGAAACGGCTAACGATCCTGATTGATCCGGATGTGCGGGCCGCTTTTAAAGAAGCTGCGCATCTCAAAGGATACACCATGTCCGGCATTGCCGAATTGCTTTTCAAGAACTTTATTCGGACCGTATCCGAGTCAGAACATGAAGAATAATCCCTATTTTTATAAATTTTCCCTATATTAGGCACCCTATCAGTCAGCCTAACTTTGAAAGTCATTTCAAACTTTAATTTGGAATTATATGAAACGTAGAGACATACACGGAATGATATATGGGGATTTCGGTGTTGGTAAAGATACTTTTGCCAATACCTTCAGATCTCCGATACCGGGGGAACCAGACCGCAAGCTTGTCATATTCACAGATGGCAAAGGTGGTAACGAGTTTCCATACTTTGAGGGAGCTACGGAAATAGGTGAGATACAAACCTATGAATGCGGTGAGGACTATTTCGGGGAACCTATCCTGATTGAGTATCAGGACATTATAAAGCCCAACGATGGTCTGACCAGAATAGAATTCATAAATTCGCCTATTCCCGAAAACCCTTATGCTGCGGATATAGTAAAAATGAAATTCCAAAACTATACCGCAGAACAGAAAACCATGGGTTGGAATACATTGATAATGTCGTCACTCTCAACTTTATCAATTGAATCCATGAATTTACAGAGACATATTCTCAACCCGGAAAGCCCGACCAAGAAAGTCGATAAGCGCCAATGGTACGGCGCTACAAAAGAATATCTCACTGATATTTTCTCGTATCATCGAACTATTAAAGGTAATGTTCTTTATATTGCGCATACCGGACTGAAAGATGATAATGTGTCTGGTGAAATTATCCGACAAGTAGCCCTTCCAGGTTCCTTAGGCACCCAAAGCGGTATGCTTGTTGGTGAATGCTATCGGGTATTTGTTGAAAGGGATAAGGCCACCAAAAAGCGTAAACGGTGGTTGCAAACCGACAATGATGGAAAATTCTCAGCTAAATCACATCTAAAATGTGAAAGTCCCATAGAGCCAAACTATGAAGCGCTCTGGCATAAATGGGACCAACTCTAACAAAGGGGGCAGTATGGAATTCGAAACCAAAGACATTACGCGCATGTACGATGCCATGAAAAAAGTTATGACAGTCCAAGGGGATTACATGAAACGCGGGGGCACCGATGTTTCCCAGTTGCTTAATTTGCAGGATGAAATTCTGAATGTAATTGATTACATGAAAAATAAAAACGAGGAGAAGCATTAATATGGGTAGAAAATTTCCATTTGGCGATATACAAACCGACGATATGTTTCCGGCAATGAACGGTATTTTTAAGGCGCTTGAATTTGAAGAGTGGGATGGTCCCAGTGGTAAACTTACGTATCATATCAAGTTTGCCTGTGTCTCTCCGGCAGACTTCAAAGGTATGCGGTATGATGAGTGGTATTGTGTGGGCGACGATGAGCACCCGGACGAAATTGTTAAAACCACCCTCGGATGCAAAAACCTTGAACTTTTTCGGGTTGCCTCCGGTATACCGCCCGAAATGAACGATGATGAAGAATTGGCTGAATTTATCGCCGCAACCAATCCGCATGTTGGTTTGAAGTTGTACGTTACTGAGCGAGAAAAAGACGGGCAAAAAATTCCAACCAATTCGATTTCAAGACAAGGATATTTCCAATTGGGCTCCAAGGATGTTGAAATCGGCATCGTGGAAAACACGGTCAAAAAGAGCAAATCCAGAGCAGCTTTGGCCAAGCGTCCCGGTTTTCAACCCGGACCGGCACGTAAACCGGCAATGACTACTCCCATGGGTCCGGCATTCGCCCCAACTACCGAAGAATCTAAAGAAGAAGAACCAAAAGAAGAAGAAATGCTAGATTGTTCCATCTGTGGCGCTAAAGTCCCCGAATCTGAAATGGTCGAGCATTACAAAGCATGTTCTTCTGATCACGATACACCGTCTGAAAAACTACCGTTTTAAGCGGACATTTGTCTAAACCTAACCCCCTTCCATCAGGTTGGGGGTTTTTTATTTTAAAGGAAAACCAATGGATAAAAAACAACTACAAAAATTAAATGATTGCCTTATTAATGCTATTGATTTTTTGGATGTGCTTTCCAAACACTACAAAATTGACAATTACCATTACGATGTTATGTCAGAACATCTTCAAGAAAGCTTAAAAATAGTCAATAAACTCCAAGAAGTTAGTCCTGACAAATTTGATTTTTTGAAATATTTGGAAGGAAACAAGTAATAAACACAAGAATTTTAGATATGTTATTTGGAGAAAAAATAAATGGATTACGAAATACCACATGAAATAAGACTTGAAATGAGCAAGAAAGCCCAAGAGCATACTACCTGGATGGAAGGTAACATAACAGTTACTTTTGAGGCATTTCTTAAAGTATTCAGCTATTTCTATCTTGAATCCATGTTGCACGGCATGGGTCACGGTTACGAAATGGCTGCAAAGCATTTTGCAAAAATGGAAAACGAACATGATTAAAAACGGTTCAGACAATGCCCAAATCCTATTCATTTTGGATTGCCCGGATTATCAAGGCCAATATTCCGGTATTCTGATGTCGGACTTCTCCGGCAACCGGTACAAACAATTTATGATGTCCGCTGGAATTTTTACCGAAAACATTAAAATTATCAGCCTGGTCAACCGCTATTATTCCATGGGTGACATACGGATGGTTCCGACAACCGATATCGTATCTGCTTTCGACGATTTGAATTGGTATATCGCCAAAATGCTGAATCTGCGTGTTTTGGTGCCTATGGGCAACTACAGCCTATTCTGCCTGACCGGCAAGGGTAAGGTAAAGGCCGACTTGAGAAAGTTCTATGGTCGTGATGTCAGTGCCTCAGAAGCGGAAAAGAAAGCGGATCTCTCAAAGCTGCGCGGATCAATCTACCCATACATCTCAAATGACGGGCGAAAACTGAAAATATTGCCGATCCTTTCTCCCGGTTCCTTAAATGCCAATGAGAAATGGGTGAAACGAACAGTTTTTGATTTTCAGAAACTTTCCAGGCATCTGAAATTTTCCGGTATTCTGGATCTGAAGCGGAACCATTTCATAAATCCAACTGAATCACATGTGTCCGTATACACTAAAATGGTGGAGCGTGATTGGAAAGACCTGATTCTTGCCCCTGATATAGAAACCAGCGGTAAAAACATGACATGTATCGGATTTGCCCATCAGCTTGATGCGTCCATTACAATCCCGACATCAACCGAAAGAGAAAAACGGGTATTTCTACCCTACGTAAAACGGATATGCGAATCTGGAGCCCCTAAAGTGCTATGCAATGGCCTATACGATGCCTATTGGCTCTACTACTATGGAATTGCTCTGAATAATTATGTTTATGACGTGCAATACATGCACCATGCAATTGATCCACTTGATAATCATTCACTTGATTATCTGGCATCAATTTACTTGGATCATTGTCAATATTGGAAGGACGAAGCAAAGGATAAGGATAAAATCAAAAAGTATGCTCGGCAATTGGACGCCTTATGGGTCTACAACGGTTTGGATTGCTGCATTACCAGGGAACTTTATATTCCGCTCCTGAGACACCTGGAGCAAGTTGATATGGTTCAGTTCTATCTTGAGCACTATGCTGAGATGATCCCGGTTCTATTGAAGACCTCGTTGCATGGCATGAAGGTTGATATTGAAGCTCAAAAGGAATGGGCGGCATCTCTCCGGGTATCAATGGCTGAAATGCGAACCAAGCTCGAAGAAATTGCAGGTGAGAACCTTTTCTCCACATGGTTCTCACCATCTATACGAAAAGCGACACCTGTTGAGATAATGGATTTGCTCAAACCTGAATATTTTACAGCTAACTATGAGAACGAGTCAGATATACCAAAGTCTAAATGGATAGATCCCGAGAAGGTTAAAACCTGGAAAGCCCTTACAGGCAACACGTATGTGAAATCCGGTAAGAATGCAGGAATGGTAAAATATCGTGAAGAGATTGACGGGAAATCATTCTCACCGGCGAAACTGTCAAAACTGTTCCATGAAACTCTTGGCCTTCCCGGGGTAAAGAAACGTAGAAAAGGAAAACGGGAATCAACTAATTCTCTGGATGAAGCCTCTATCAGAAAATTGATGGATAAATATCCTAAGAAGGCCGGTAAAGCAGGAACATATTTACTTGAATACCGCTCCATGCAAAAAGAACTTGATTACTTTAAACCTGGTGTAATTGACCCGGACGGCCGTATCAGATTCGGCTATGGATTCCTGACAACCGCCGGTCGTCTCAGATCAGCCAAAAATCCAAGGGGAACCGGGATGAACGGCCAGAACATAAAGAGGTGACTTAAATGGGAATAATGGTTTGCGATAAGTGTGGTAAAAGCATTAAGGCTAAATATGAACAAGAAACTGAAAATTCAACGGAACACTTTAGAATTGTTCCTTGCCCTGAATGCAGTCAGGCAGATTATAATCGAGGTTTCAGCGCGGCAATTAAAAAAATTCTCGATACATTCGGCGAAAAGGTGACTTAAATGCTTGTTTTGTGTCCAATTTGCGGTGCGCCGCTTAAAGCTAAAAAAGCGGATTACAGAGTATATCACGGTAAAACCAAACCAGTAACGGTCTATGAACTTGAAATGTGTCCGCACTGTTTCAAGGGAAAAGCCAAAATAAAAGCAACACATTCTATTATTTGGTGGCAATGCCCGATATGCTTATATAACCATACTTGTGATATCGGAACTAATACAACTTCCGGCATTTGTGATAATTGCAAAAACCTAATAAAACTTGAGGTGACTTAAATGAAAGTACACTGCGTTTGTGGTCGAGAGTTATTTATTGTGGATCAACCTGATGATTACGATTACCCGACTGTAACGCCATGCCCTAAATGCATGCTGGCAAAATATAAGGAAGGCCAGCAAAGTATCGGCTACTCTAAAGGTTACCAAGCTGGCTATAACCAGGCCAAAAAAGTTGTTTTTGGCTATATGAAAGGTAAATTGGGCTATCACCATGAAACGGAGGATACTGAAGAATGAAGAAACTAATTGCATGCGCTTTACTGGTCCTGGTGACCGGTTGCCCCGGACCGACATCAAATGAAATAAATCTTCAAAAAGAAGTTGAGAATTTGGAAAAAAGAAACGATCTTCTTTATGAACGAAATTGGGATTTGAAAAACAAATTGGAGAAACTTTCCAAATTGCAAATGGACAACGATGTGGTTGAAATCAAAAGAGCAGACTATGATTGGTCATGGTTCGGAGATTGTGTTGAAATAATGCAAAGGTACATTGCTTTCGATTACAAAGTAACCTTTGAAAAGAAAGGTGAAGAATGAAATACACATTAACTTTAACTATTGGTTACCCTACAGCAATGCAGCAAACTACCATTACAAATGATGACATGGGGTATGACGATGAGACTTGGGAAAAATTGCCCAATACCTTAAAAGAAAAATCGCTTAATGCTCATTTGGCAGCTTGGATTCAAAACCATTTAGAGTATTATTGGGAAGAACCAGACGATGATGACTAGGGGGCGGTATGCACGTGTATTGTAAATGCGGCAATCTGCTTGAAATCCTAAAAGAAGATGAATACGAGACAATAGTAACACAATGCAAGCGCTGTATAAATCAAAACCGCACAAAGATACACAATAAAGGTTTTGAGGATGGTTTTAAAAGCGGCAAACAAGTCGGATGGACAGAAGGTTACTCGGAATGTATGGGAGATATGAACATTTTAAGAAATTTCGGTGACCACTATAAATAGGGGGCAATATGAACGAACATCAGCTTGCGCTCAAAATAAAGATGTCAAAGCAGTATCATAAAACCAAACTTAAGTTGGCCAAAGCTAATTTCATCTCCATAATGCAAACAGAACCTTCTGAAACTGACATGGCTATTTTGAGAAATCAGTACCTACCCGAATTTTTCAATGAGTTTGACAAATGGATAAAGGCTGTTGAACGTTATTATGAATCACTCAAAGATTCTAAAGGGGGGCAGGCAAATGCAGGATGAGTTGAAAATCATAAAAAACGACATTCAAACCATTAAATTGACTTTGGCCTCGGTCATGTCGGTGTTAGTCGGGATACTGGAAAATGAACTTATAGATGAAACAAACTTACACACAAGGCAGGTTAAAAGCGAGGTTATTGCTGATTATGAAGAATTGATTACAAGATTGGTTGACTGTTCGGAGGAACTGCATGGCAAAACATAATTTGGATTTGGCTCAGATTTATCAAGATATCCTGAAAGATGGTTATAGGCAAAAATGCCTGTTTTATAGCGGAAAAGCATCAGAATCATTATCAGAGATTAGAAAAAAATTAAGAGAAGAGGATATTACCGAAACTGTTGAACAAATCGCCGATGATTTTCAGGAATTTAAAATACAAATTGCAAACGCTTGTGAAATATTTAGACAATATCGTTTAGCTACTCAGAAAGCGTTTGTCGACAGACATCGGTTAAATCTTGATGAAGGGATTACATCGGCTCCCGGCAGTTTTGAATTTGCAGATTGTGAGGATATTGAGTCTATTCCTCCTAAAGTTAAGGCACATGGCCGCGTTAAAAAACTAAAAGAAATTTATGATGGTAAATTTCTAGACTAAAATGATAAACCGCGTATGTAGAAAGAAAGGAAAACCGTTGAATGAAGAAACTATTGATTGGGAGTTGCTTATTCCTGTTGCTCGTTGGGTGTTCCCCGGAGGATATTCCCGGAGAGGAAGAGAAACCGCCGGAGAATGCCAAGAAGTGGCTTGTAATGGTTCCGCTGCCGAACGGAAAAATGCTGAACTATTACCCGGATGGGGAAATTTACTCACCCACCGCCTATGACAGATATTGGGAGCTTACGGTTAATGGCAAAACTGTTCGTGTTCCGGTGAATATAGCCATTATTGAGGAAATCAACAAAGAGGTAGAAAAACCACAGGAAAAATAAAATGTCCAACAAGTTTGGAATTTTTACCCGGATGCTTCTCATGGTGTCCGGGTTTTTTATTTCTTTGGCAAGTTGCGGTTTCACATGCCGTTACATTGTGTTGCACGATACACCGCCTGAGTTGACCGGCAATTGGCTGTTCAATACGGATATCTGGTTTTATTACTCAAAGCTTGTCGGCGGTGGCATTGGTGTATTTATTTCTCAGGTATGCAGCCTGATAGCTTACAGGAAACTTGGTTTTAGGTATTTGTTGGTGATTTTCTGGCTATCTACCGTTGGAAGTATCCTGGTCACATTTTTGAGCTATTACGATAGTCAGCTTACATACGAACTGAATTCGTACAATACGCGGTATGAGAAGGCCAAGGCTCAATATTTCAGTAATCCCCTATACAAGGTATTGCAGGAACGGCAAGCGTTTAATGTAGAGGCTCTAAACGGCCTAATAGCGAGACAGCAAAAAGCCTATGAAGCCATGCGGTCAATCAGGCACACCACGAAAGCTGTGAAAGAGCTTAAAGAATATGAAGAACTGTTATTGGTAGCCGAGAAAAAGACGAATGACGCCACACAAGCGGTAATTGAGTTTCAGGAAGGCTTTCGGTTTTCGGAACCTGTAATAATTAGTAATATTTATGGACGTATGGCATTGGATATTGCCAAATTTTATGGTAAAAAAGAAGTGTCATTCGAAGAGTGGTTAACGCTTGTCCTAAACTGGATGGTCTTATTTGTTTTCAGTGCAGCACCCGACCTTATAGGGCCTTTCTTAATCTCAATAGCTTTTATGGGAAGTGAAAAAATGAAACACGAACTTGATACGACCGAGGTTGTAAGCTTCCATCGGAAAGTACCACGAGGCAAAGGTATCATGACATGGCTGCAACGGCAGGCTGAAGCAATGATGAAACGTGAACTTAAAACCATCAAACCCAAACTGACAGACGATGATGATTTGGAAAAAATTGAGGAAAATACCGAAACTCTAACCGGAATGCCGATTTCAGGGTTGTTCAAAACTCCGCCTCCAAAAGGTTTCGATGCAAAACAGGTTCTTGAAACCGTGACAGAGGAACAGATCGAACTGATTGTGAAATTTGTCAAAGAAGGTAAGAGTCAGAATAAAATAATTGATTTGGTTTTCATGATGAAACCGAACAAAACACTGCGCAACAAAGTTCGCGCCGTAGTTATGGAGTATATAGATGGATAAAAATATAAAAAAAGCAATATTGTACGGCCTTAGAAAAGCTTTGCAGGATAAGCTTCGAGAAGCCTCTAACAGGCTTACAATCATAATAGATGAGGGATACTTCAATGTTTCTGTGTCATCCGGAAATACTTACAATCAGAGTAAAGTGCGCGAATTACTTAGAGATACTAAAAGCACAATTGCTGAAATTGAATCATTATCTGCAATTTTCTGGCAGATAAGTAATGACGAATTGGATTTAAAGGATAAATAAAATGACACTTTGGCATAAATTATATGAATGGTCTGAAGGGTCCAAGGTAAACAATGCAACCAAAGTCCTTATGGGTAGGCTGTTTTTCCAAAACTATTTCGATAAGCAGGTGAAAAAATAAATGAAAATAACACAAGTAAAAACAGGTTTTACCAATGATGGTCAGGTATGTGTTGGACTTTTTGACGAGGACACAGTGCTTGGCAATATCCCGCTTGATTTAGACGAAGCTAAAGCACTGATACTAAATTTAACACACGCTTTAATGGCAGCGAGTGAAATAAAAAACGCTTTAAACAAAAGGTTAAATTAAATGGTTGAAATAGAATGTACTCAATGTGGGAAACGTTATCATACATTACAATACTCGACCACGGGCAAATCAGTCTGTCCGTACTGTATGACGCTAAATAAGTTACCTCAATTCAAAAAAGAGAAAAAACACAATGAGTAGAGGCCATCAACTAAATATCTTCGGCAGAACAAAAGAAGAAGAATCAATACTATTTCTACAAAAATATGAACCTCCTGAAGGATATTTTTTAGGCTTTAGTGGTGGGAAAGATTCTGTTGTTATCAAACACTTAGCAGAAAAAGCAGGCGTTAAATTTACACCGTATTACTCTGCAACTGGGATAGATCCCCCGGAGCTGATGCAGTTTATCCGCGACTATCACCAGGATGTGATCTGGAAGCGGCCCGCGCTAAATTTTTGGGCTTTGATTATGAAGAAGGGCTTCCCTCCGACGATTTGGAGACGCTATTGTTGCGATGACCTAAAAAAGAAGCCGACATTAAAAATTGCATTGAAGCGCCGAATAATGGGTATCAGATCCGAAGAATCTAGCCGTAGGGCTAATCGGCCAAATCCAAGTTATATTAAAGCGCATAAATACTGGATGGATAAGCCAATTTTCGATTGGCAGGAATGGGAAGTGTGGGATTATATTGAACGCAATGAACTTTCATATTGCTCGCTTTATGATGAAGGATTCAGCCGCATCGGTTGTGTTATCTGCCCGTTTTTATGCGGTAAAAATACAAAGAGAGTAATGAAACATAAAGAGCGGTGGCCTAAACATTACGCAATGTTTGAAAAAGTAATGCATCGGCTGTTCAAGCAGCACAAGGAAAGACTCAGAGAAAAAAGTGCCGAGGAGCTTATTCAAAATTGGTATCGAGGAAATTAATTCGTCAATCAACGAGGAAAACAAAAATGACAGAGAATAAATTTGAAGAAAAATACGATGATTGTAATCTTTGGGTGTCTCGTACAAAAAAGAAGGTCGCTTTTACTTTTTCGCTTGGCACTATGGAAATTGAAGCATACTTTACTGTCGAGGCTGCGGAAAAAATGATCGGTCAAATTCAAACCGCCATTAAGGAGATTAAAAAACACAATGACGCTTAAAACAGTACCGATTTACGAAAAGGAATACACCCTACAGGCATTTGCCTGCCTTTGTCCGCATTGTCGTAAGGAACAACCCGTAATTATTCCCGGCTATTGCACATGTGAAGATTGTGGGGAAGAATTCTTTGCGGATGATTTGGAAAGTGAGGAGGGCAATAATGCTGACTAAAATAAAAAAGTCAAATCAGCTAATTGATCTATTAGCCGCTACAGCGGAACGGGCTATAAAAGAAGCGCATGCTGAAGGGTTACAAAGAAACGGAAATACGATTTTCAATCTATGCGATATTGGCAGCATGGCAGATGACCTTTCTGAAATGTTGCATGAATTGAGCATTCAAATGAAACAGGTTTACAAAAGTGAGGAACATAATGATTAAAGAGTGTCAACTATGCGGAACAAGCTCAGAAGCTTGCGATTTCAAGATTGAAGGTGTTTGTCGTAAATGTATGGACAAATTCAGAGACTTGGAAATCGCCCACATGGATAAAAAATTAGCCGTAGCTAATGAAATAAGCAAAATTTACGAGGATATCAATGATTCCCTTGGTACTTGGTTCGAATGGACTGAACCTGATATCAAGGACATAGAAATGATCCTTGAACATTACAAGGCTATTTGGGCTAAAATAGCCTTCCATCATGATCCATTCGCAGAAGGGGTTTGATAACAAACTTTATTGGAGGATAAGAAAATAAAATGACACATGGAAGTCTTGGTCAAACATACAATAACAGTGTGGATAGAAAAGATTTTTTACGAAAAAGATTAAGAAAGCATCTTTCCAATATGCGGCTTTCTTTACAGGTATTTATAACCGGAAAAACAAAAATAGCCAATAATGATGATATTGCTTTTTTCAAAGCTGCTGTTGAGCGCGATATCCAAAACACACATGAGGTTTTAGAGGAACTTTGCGAGTATTTGCAAAAGGAATTTGACAATAAAGGAGACTCGCTTAATGGCTAAACCAGTAATAACCGACGCCATTCTAGATTTACAATGCGGAAAGATGATTTTAAAAGTAGATGTTCCCTTTACTGGTGAAATACAGATTGATTTGGGTTTGGATGATTTAGAGCGATTGATCGAAAAATTAGAACGTGGAAAATACATACTCACAAGATTTGCCACATTCGGTCATAAAACCAATAAAGGAGATTCACTTAATGGCTAAGATAGTAAGAATCATTACATACACTGGGCATCCGAAAAGTTTGAAAGAACAGTTGGCTAAATCTTTACCGGATGATTATATGAAAAAGACCTACTCTGACTATAAATCTCAATATGAGCTTTATATTCATGCCAAAACAATTTTCAATAACACATCCCCGGAAAATACACTCATGTGGGAATTGAAACAATTGAAAAATATTGCTGTCACAACTGATAATTACGATCCGATTAATTTTTCACCATGCGGTTTCTGGTACAGGAATAGGGATAAAGTCGTAGGGCCTTTTCCAACTCACTTTGAAGCGATGGCTCATTGGTATGAAGAGAATCCTGAAGGTGGTTATATATGATTGTAGCAAGTGTTATCATAATTGGTTCCTGTATTGGCGGGTTCATGCATTTTCTAGGCACTGATGATTGGGAATTGTCGATAGTCGCAGCATTTGTAACGGCTTGTGTAATTATACTGTTTTTCGCATTTTTTACAATCATTCGTAATACTGCCATTGACTGGGATATGCTTTTGGCATTTTTGAAAAGGATGGATACCATTGTGATATGGGGCAAATGATTCTTGTCGTCGGTTTCGCAACCTGGGCGACCATGTTTGTTATCGAAAAATATGAATGGGAGAAAAAGCATATAATTTGGCTTTCTCCCATTTTTACTTTGTACGGTTGGTTTCTTTACGAAATTATAAAGGAGGTGTTTTTTTGAGTTTTATTAAACAATTTAAAAGATTTTGTTTCGGCTATACGCCTTCCATTTATGGTGAAAGGAAAGATGGAGCTAATAACACACAAATTGAATTGGCCACAATTGGACAAACTCCAGATATGGAAAAAAGGAAAAAAGAAATTGTGCGCCAGTTGAGAAGACTGGGTTTTTATAACATTTGTGTTTTTGACAGTCTTTATGATGCAAAGGAGTATATTGAAAATGACAAATTACTCTAAATGCTCTTGGTCCGTTGACGATCCTGATGGATTCTTTGAAAGGCTGTGGAATAGCGGCTGTGGCCATCATTTCTATTTTACTGAATTTGAACCCGATGAGAATGGATGGAAGTTTTGTCCATGGTGCGGGAAACCATTAGAGGTGAAAGGTGAAACCGATGAGTAAAATATTTTGCACATGCGGTACGGAATTGATCATTGTAAATTCAGATACTTCCGATCCACCAATAGTAATACCTTGTTCTGTTTGCAAGGCTTTCGAATATTCTAAGGGTTATAGGAATGGAACGCAACTGGCAGAAAAACTCCTTGATCAGGAAATTGAAAGGTTGGCCGGTGAAATAGCGAAATTGAAAAGCGAGCTCTAAAAATGGGAAGGGGCACCTAAAGTGAGTGCCCCTTTGACTAAGAAGAAAGAAAACACACAATGATTATTAGGATAGGTCATCAATAATCAGTTGTCAAGGAGGGTATTGTGGATAAAAATTTACAAAGGGCGGTGATGAAGGGTATTCGGGATGAGATTTATAGCGGTCTTACGGAAATCGGGACGCTTCTTACGAAAATTCGGCAGGATAATTATTTACATCTGGATTTCAGCCGGTATGGGAAATCTGATACCAGGTTTATCAAATTCAAAGAGATTGCGTGTCAGGTTAAGAGTCGCATGGAGGCACTTGAAAACTTAGCCGATATTTTTTATGCGACTGGGCGAAATGAGACAGATTTTACAAAACTCAAATAGGTTGAAACATGGACACTATAACAGCAATTCCTTTGGTTATCGCCGGTGGTATTGCTTATATCACTTTGGTTGGCGTCGGTCTTTGGTATTTTGTCGGGTTTCCTCTATATTTTGGGGATTTCCTAAGACGCAAATACGACAATGAATATTATTTCGACATCGGATTTATATTTTCCGGCATTTTTAATATGATTCTTTTTGTTTCGGTCATTTCATTCATAACTAAATAGGGGGCTTTTTGAAGTCAATTAGAGAAACTTTTCTGGCAGACGATGGGTGCCTTATGGTCAAGGCTGATCTTTCGCAGATGGAGCTTAGAATCGGCCTGATGTACTGTTTTGAACCGGACATGATAGCCATGGCCAATACCAAGCCTTGGAATTATGACGGCCACACTGAAAATGCGAAAATCATTTTCGGTACCGAAATTGTGGATCTTCCCAAAAGTGAATTCAAATTTTACAGAAATATTGCAAAGATGGCCGTGCATGCCAGTTGGCGTAAAATGCAGGGTAAAACTCTGGCGGCAAACATCTTGAAAGCAACAAAGGGTGAAACTTCATTCAGCGATAAAAAGTGTCAAAAACTGATTAATACCTATCTGAGTGGGATGCCAGCTATCGAGAAAGTGTTTTTCCCTTATGTGGAAAATAAGATGTATCGGGAAGGTTTGTTGGTGACCAGTTTCGGCAGAAGGTATGATATTCAGTATTACAGGATTGACGATAATCTGAAAAGAGCCTGCTACTCCTTCTATATGCAGGCTGAAGGAGCGGACTGGACGAACACATACATTTATAAGCCAATGCACGAATGGGTTTGGTCACGGCACGGGAAGGCTCTAAATGCCCAAATTCATGATGAGGTTGTGGTTAGTTTACCACCAGAGCATATCTATGATTATTGCCAACGGATTAAGGAATCTGATGAGATTAGGCACGAAATGCCAAAAGGAAGTGGTAATTTTTTGTCAATCCCGATAGAATTAAAAATAGGGGAGAATCTTTTAGGCAAGGTTGAATTTGCGCAACTTCCACCGAGAAATGAATTTAATGATATTATAAGGGAGGAATTTAAATGGAACTTCTAATGCTGCCTATCCAGTTTATCGTTTATTGCTTGGTTTGGCTATTTACAATTTTTATGATTTTTCCGAAACCGATTATAATCATTGCATTAATTATCGGCTTTTACTGGTCTTTTACTGGTTAGGAAGGAAGTTCGATGGTATTTCTAATCATTGTATTAATTATCTGTTTTTATTGGTCTTACGGGGATTGAGGTGAAAAATGTCAATTATAGCATATGTCATTTTGGCGGTTGGAATAATTATGGTTTGTTTTTTGGGTATTGCGCTGACCATTTCGATTTACACAGCAATACCGGATCAGGATCAGTATGATTATTATGAGGAATAGGGGGCGAATTTGGGCAAACCGAAACAACTTCAGGAATATGCAAAGGCACTCCAGGAAGCCATTCATACGAATAAGGCGCTTGAGAATATTCTGAGAGATATGCGCAAGGATTATGATGAGTTGTATAATTATTTGTTGGCGGTATTGAATTCAAGTCCCGGTCGTCAATTGAAAATAAAATTTAGCCAATTTCTGACTTTTAGCGAGCAGTACCGGTTGGGTAGGGATGTGGATAAGAAAGAAGAAATTATTCGTTTATATTTGATTTCAGCCAGGGACAATAATGAAACTGAATCAGGAAAGTAACCTATTTGACTTATATGAATATATTTCAGGTGAGTCTGAGGTTCCCCCCTATTATCATTTCTGGTCATGTGTTGCGATTCTGGCAGCAGCAATGGAAGATAAGGCTTGGGTTGAAATAAATCCGGGCTTCCCAATAAAGCCGAACTGCTATATCGGATTGATTGGTCCGGGCAGTATCGGCAAGGGTTGGGCCATGAGTCAGGCTATCAGGATTTTGGAAACTTCCACCAATGTCTATATTTACCGGGGGAAACTGACTCACTCACATCTTTATGATATGCTCGGCAAGGTAATCGAAACTGAAGACGGTGACTTTATTTTACCGGACCCCAAAGTCTTCATCGTAATGGATGAACTCTTAAATGGGGTTGGTTCGGACAAGACCATCACTAAAAGCATCATTACCACATTGACCGAACTCTATACCGCGACAAATTACACTTTCAACGAGGGTAACAGATCAAGCGGTAAACTGAATATCTCAAAGCCTTGTGTCAGTTGGTTTTTTGGCAGTACGATTGATTGGTTGCTTGAAGTGATGTCCGGCAGCGGAAATATATTTGAGTCAGGTTTTGTCGCCAGATGCATGTTCATCCTTGCCGACTATGATCCCGAAGTGAGGATATTCAAACCGATTTACCCAAAAGACAGGGATTTGGCCGTATCGTGGGTACAGCAACGTATTTGCGATATCAGCAATAATATCCACGGTGAGTTTAAATTTGATACGGTTGCCGAGCAGACTTTGGAAAACTGGTACTATACGAGAGAGGCTCCTGAGGATAGGCGGTTGCATTCCATTTGGAAACGGCAGCAGGAGATGACCTACAGGCTGTGTATGGTGTTTTCAATCGCCGAGAGTATGGACATGCGTATAAAATATGATCATGTCTGTAAAGCGCTCTATACGATTAATTCGGTGTTCGATTTCACAACGCAGCTTTTGAAAGGATGCACCAATAGCGGCACATTCATCGGGCAGGTGGCTACCTATGTTTCAGATTTGATTCAGAAGCACAAAGAGATTCCGCACAGTAAGCTTACCAAATTGTGCAGCAGCAACCGGAGTTTGACGGCAAAGCAGGTAAGAGCGGCGATTGCCCAGTTATTAGAGGAGAATCAGATTGAACGATTTAGGCAGAAAAAAACAAACGGTATAATTTACAGGTGGCTCTAAAAACAGAACCCCGGTAAAATTCCGGGGTTCTCGACAGTCTTTTAATCCCATTTCCCTGAAACTTATCCTTGCACCTTATGCTACATAGGCTCCTGATTACCTTTCGTGGTTTAGGGTTTCAGCACATTGGCTAGTAATGACAGTGCTAACATAGCAACTGCTATAATAAGTTGGTTTAAACGGGTTGCAACCTTGTCTTTCACATCTTGAATCTCCTGTCTCATCTTGTCAATGTCTTTCCACTGTTCGTCTAAGTTTTTTTCAAGTGCATTCAACCTTTGCTCGTGTCCTGAATGGTAGGGACAAATTTGCTCAGACATCTATTATCCTTTCGCCATTTCAATTAGGCATGCCCTACCTAAAGTCTCCAACGTCTTTTATGGCATCCCCCGCTATTCCTCTACAACTTGTTGTGAATAAAAAGTATCTGCTTTTTGTTCCGTATGCTCACCCATAAAATTTTCGCAAATTTTCATACCGGCGATCTTTCTAAGGGCTAATGCCGATTTTGCTATATTCCCCCTCATTGTGCCATTATTGGCAACACCTTCATAAACAAGTTTTCCCAATTTTGGGTTTGCCATAGCCTTTGCCAAAACGATTGGTGATAGCGCAATACCTACGCCAGCCCCGACATACCCGGCAGTTTTCATAGGGTTGTCTTGTGTAAAAATCGAATACAAGGTTGCCGTGCCCCCCAAGCTATAGGCCACTTTTCTGATATTAACGAAAGTCCTTTCAGTTTTATCAAGTGTTTCAAGTTGTTTCATGGCAACCATGATGTCTTTGAACTCATTGTAATTTTTCTTACCGCCGAAAACTTCATGCATTAATTCAGGGGCGCCCTTTTTCTCATAGGCTTTTTCCATAATATTGAGCATCTTGGCAGGTTTGAAAACAGTTCCTTCAGTTGCCTGTTGAATCATGGCGTATCGCATCGGCATCCGGTAAGTATTGTCAAGAGCAGTTTCCAAAGACTTCTGTCCGATACCGCCGGGAACATTGGCACCGAATTTCATCAATTCTTTTATCTGTTTGAATTTTCCCAGTTTGGCCGCTGGATTTCCGGTTGCAGGATTCAGCAACTCGGCCACGGCTTCAGGATTCTGTCTCATTGTATTTTGAAGTGTCTTAACTGCGTGTTTCTCCAATAGTGATGCACCCTTGGCATAGAAATTCTGCGCGGCCTGATGGGCTTCCTTCAATACAGGATTTTTATTCAAATAGGCTTCAAGCGGTTCCTTGAGTTGCTTTTGGATCATTTTCAACTGGGTGTTTGCGCTTTTCAGGTTCGGGTTTGCTTTCCAAGCCTGGTTAAAGGCATGAATCATATCGTCAACATCGTCGGCCAACATATATTTCCAGGCACCTTTGGCTTTTAAAGAAGGCATCTTACCCTCAAGCTCCATGGCTTTGGCAATCAAATTTATGTCAGGATGGGATTTGCCGATTTTATTAAACACGGGAATAAAACCTGAAACGTCAATCTCCTTGGCTTGTTCCGGGATTTGGCCAAGGAGACCTCTGAAAGAATCATAAAGAGCATCGGCATGCACTACAGCAGGATTCATGATTTCACCGGTATAGCCTTTGGTGAAATCTCCAGATAAGCCGATTTGCCTTTCAAAAAAGGCGCCTATTTCAGAAGCGCTCATATTTCTGGTATTTTCTTTTACCCAACCGTCATACATTTCTTTGACAGTATCCAGGTTATTCAGGCGAATATCATCAAAGGCTTTAGAATATCCCTGGCTCCTAAGCCATGTGACCGTTCTTGCTGCCAGTGTTTTCTTTTCAGGCGAAAACTCATGGATGGATTGGCTTCTTACATAGCGACCGGCATCCTTTAAATAGGACTTTTGAATCTTTTGTTCTTCAGCCGTTCTCAATACCTTTTGCGTGGTTCTGACGGCTTCCGGTATTGATTTCGGTCTGAACATCTTTGAAAAGATTTTACCACCGCCTGCCAGCATTCCGGCCGTCAAGGTGCCGAGTGCGGCATCCACACCAGCAACCTTACCCGAGGCTTTAAGCTTGTCCCAAAGGCTGGTGGTCTCTTCATCCTTAGCTATGTCCTCTATACTTTGTGCCGTAAGTTCTCCGGCACCGGCAAGACCGGCGCTAAGGCCAATGCCCACCGGTAATGACGCCGGGATACTAAGAGCGGCTCCACCAACCATGGCGGCACCACGGGCACCTTGCGCCAGCATCAACATACGTTCCTTACGATCAGCAGCTATTTCAGCCCTTGACCGGATAGGGTGTGTTCCTTGCAAACCAACTACAGATTCACGATCGCCTTTTACCTGGTAGCCCAAACCTGGTTGAGAATGTGCAGCCATTGTCACATTTCGCACTTTATCTTTATTAACCGCGTATTCCTTCTTCTTAGGCGCTACAGCAGGCGCTGCTTGCTTCTGCATAGGCTCACCAAAGTCAAGTACTCCGGTACTTGCAGTGGGCTTCTCAGTTCGTTTCAGCGGTATATTTGACGAAGATGTCTGACTAAAATCAAGAACTCCGGTTTTAGCTGGCATTATTGACCTCCCTGGTTATTAACAATCAGATACCAAAAACCGTCACCTGCATAGACTTTTGTCCCATTTGATGTTGGTTCATAGTATCCAACTGGAAGTTCTTTATTATTTTCGTCTACGGCTCTTAATTGCGTATTTTCCATAGTAATATTGCCCGGATCTATTCCCATTTTTTGGGATACCTGATCCAATGTTATTTTGGCTTTGCCGTTTTTAACAGGACTGTCTGATTTTTCTGGTGAATAAACTGGTACCGCTGTTTGCTGCTGCTGATGCGCGGGCATCATTTGATCCGGTTGCTCTGGAGCGATTTCAGGTTGCTGTGTTTGAAGCTTGTCGGCCAATGGTTCTCCGGTCGTACGATCTATATTTAGGGTTGTGGCCAAATCATCGGCTTTCAGGATCTTATCGATATATTGATCATATTCGGAAACTTTTTTATAATTTTGTCGGGCTATTACATGCATACTTTCAGTTTTATTCTTAATGTTGTCCTGAAGAGATATCAGCGATTGCACAAAATATTTAGGCTCGCTGCCGACATCAGTAAATAATTCGGCTAGGTTATCAAATTCTTTATCTGAAAGCTGCTTACCCGCAATCTCATACATCATCAGCATAAGCTGTCTTGATTTTTTGGCCAAAAGGTTGGTTTCCCAAACTTTAGAGTCTGCCGTAAGAAGGGATGCAAAGAAACCATCTTTATCTTCCTGGGTGTATGACTTACCATCTGCTTTTTTAACAATACTTGCATAATAGTTTTTAAGCTTTGCGCCGATTTTTTGTAAAATGCCTGTTTGAAGCTTGCTGTAATCAACGGTACCGGTTTCAGGATCATAAATAATAGCTTTAACCGTATCGTTAAGATCCTGTATTGTATTTGAGTGTTCAACAAGACCCATATATTTTGTTGCAATCGCACTTGGCATGGTGGCTGTTGGAATGTTGGCCTTTAGCGCTGCATCCTGTGTCCTGATTCCCTGCTTAAAGCGCTCTTTGCGGGCAAAAAGTTTGTAATCCTCTGCATTAAGCGCCGCCTGGTCCAGTGCCTTTTGTTCACGCTCATACTCATTGACAACATCACCCCGGTTGGTAGCTGCGTCATAAATGGCCTGGAAATCATCATCCAGCGGCATACCTGCCTGTTGCATGTCATTTAGAACATTTATCAGGAACAGTTTTTTATATTCATCTTCGGATATCTTTTTATCCGCCATTCCTTCGGCGCTGTTAATCTGTTCCTTAAAATCAAGATAAGCGCCTTCATTTGTCAAAGCCTGGTTTGCAACAATTGTGCTGTGCAAAAGTTTTTGATCAACCGGAACATTCTTTAAATTCGCGGCTGATTTTGGAAACATCCTAGTTTTAACAATGGTTTGATTCATTGCATCCGACATTGGCATACCCGGATTGGCATTCTGAATTCTTTCCAATTCCTGGTACCATTCTTTTTCCTGCTGTACCGTGTAGGGCTGAATCTTGTCCGCTGGCATCCCGGCAATTGTTTGTGCAAAATATTGTTTCAGATATTCAGGATTATCCCGGAACATTTCCACCAAAGGATTGTCCTCAGGCAGATAATCAGGGTGAGAATGTTTTGCAATGTGCTCCATGTTCTGCTGAACTGTTGTTTGATTATCGAATTGTGTTTGAGCAGCAGCAGCAGACTTATCCTTATCCAAATCTTTCACCATGCCCAATTTCGGATCAGTAGTGTAAGTTGGTTCTTTATAAGGTTGTGCAAGTTGCTCACGGCGGGCGATATCCTTGGTTGCGAATTCTTTTTGATCCTTGTCGTAGGCCCCGGTCAGAAAGCCGAGAATGGTGTTTTCCTGTTGTTGCCGGTATTCTTCCATGGGAGTTTTGTTCATGACATGGGTTCCCATGGCGTCAATAGCATGTTCATTGTAACCGGCTCCCTGTAAAGCCGGAATCAGGCGTTGGAATTGCTTGGCATCTTTATTCTCAATGGCTTTTTCAGCCATCTTCAAAATGATTTTATTACTGGCCTCTAAACCCGGATCTTTCTCGGTCTTGGTTTCTTTCTTGTTGGAATAAGTCGGTAATGCGGACTGGGCTTCTGACATTCTGTGATGCATTCGACTCATAAGATTTGAAAAATTTGCCATGGCTTTATCCCTATTTATTTAGAGGTAATCCGGCAGCGCCACCGGCTTCAGAAGTACGTTGTTTGACATTACCGCCAACAGCAGCACCAAGTCCGGACATGACAGCCTGTTGCGTGTTTGCAAGATATTGAGGCGCAATCTGTAAAACAGACTGTAACAAGCTCAATTGATTTTGTTTTGTCTGATTTTCATAAGCCGGTGCAATTTGGGAGACATTGTAATTACTCTGCATTCTTTGATTTGCAAGTATGCCCTCACCAAAAGGTGTACCGGCAAGTCCGGCTCTTGCATTATTATCAGCGGTTTCTCGTAATGTTTTGGCTTCAGCCATTCTGGATTGTTCAATGGCTCCGGCCGGATCTAATTTTGTTGACGGGTCCGCACCACTCTTGAATAAAAGATTATAGAGTGTCTGATGTGTCATAGCGGATAAAGGTTGCTGGCTACCTAAAAGATTTTTCCCAAGTTCTCCTATCATAGTCGCAGATTTATCGCTTTGACTGCTTTTCCCCGTACCGAGGCTAACACTCGACATATTTACCGCCTTTCCAATTTAAGCTTAGCACTGTACAGACCAGAGTTATAAAAATTTTCTTTATTCATTAAAATGAAGTATACATTATCAATTCCATATAAACTCGGAACTTTGGTTATAATTTCATAGCCCATGTGCTGAAAAATCTTGTGTCTCCGCGTATCCCAATTCACACCCATTATGTAGTCATATTGTAAGAATAAAAGTTCTACAGTCAGCGATCCAAGTAAGATTGAGCGCTTCGTACCGGCAAACCCCTTTCGAGACCATAAACTGACAAAAACCGTTTTTTCTCCGAGATACTCACTCATAGGTGAGAACCAGCAAAGGTAACTCAGTTTCCCATCTTCATTTAGTGCATATAACACATTCTTAGGCCATTGAAACGCAGATATGAATTTAGATGGGCTAAGGTATTCGGGTGTCATGATACTTTTAATCTCGCCGTTCTCAGTAAGCTCCATCCATAAATTAAGCAGCATCAGATCTTCATTCGGTGCCCCGGTATAAACTCGAATATCTAATTCTTGCGCCCTTTCGCCCATTTCCTCCGGTATTTCCATCAAACGCCTCTCCTTTCGGTTGCTGTAATATCAAGTTCCAATTTATAAATTACAGGGTCCATGGTCGTGAAGTCACTTTTGATCACAAAACTCTCCGGTCTGCCCGTTTGCGTCAGGTTGACCTCACTGATTATTCGACTTGCCGAACTTGTTGTAAAAATCTCCAAAGCATCTTTGCCCACAATTTTTAGATCACAATTGAAAGTTTGCCCGGATGGATTCAAGTCATAATGAAACCTGTTAATTACATAGGTGGTTGTCAGACTCTCCTGCAATGCACTATAGATTTCGAAAAACAATTCCTGACCATAAGCCCTGAATCGTCCCGGTATCTCCTGAACAGAACCGTTTACAATGAGTCTCAGTTTTACGGAATGCGCCACCAGTTCTATTTTGTAAAGTGCTATATTGTATTGCCAATCCGCAATCAGATTGAATGCATCAAGTCTGCCTATCCGGTTAATCTCAAAATCATGCACCCGTCTTGCGTATGAACTGAAAACCGACAGATTGTGATTGCCGCCCTCAATTAAAGTAATCTGCGGTGTCACATCATTATTCACGCTGTTGCAGTCCACCAGGCAGCGCTCAAACAAATAACACTGCTGGATGGTGGTTTCCTGCATGGTTTTCAAATCCCATCTCAGATAACTGATATTCTGCAAATACCCCGGAACCTGAGTTAGTTGGCCGTCAAGATAAACATCTAACATAACCGGTGATGCAATCAATTCCAGCTTATACAAAGCACATGCATTGAAACTGTTGAAAGTCGCTCTTACCCTTTTGATGCGCCCAAGCTTATCTATGTTGGTATGACCTACAGCCCTTTCGGCAACATTAATCGTACCACTTGTGTATTCTGCGACATCACCGGAGAACTCAATTGAAAAGTTCATATTGTTACCGGATGTTCTCAGATCATAAATCAGCCGCTCAACCAGATAGGTATTTTCAAGAGCAGGCTCGGGAACATCCGTAAAATCGAACATAACCCCGCTATTGTAGTCCATAATGACACCAGGAACCTGAAAAGTGGTATCTCCGAATCTGCAAAGCAGTGTGATTCTTTGGGCTACCAGTTCAAGAGAAGTTACATTTTGCGCTATATCGGAAAAATCACCTTGAATATAAACAGATTCAAGATGTCCCATTTGATCAACCTCATAAACGTAAGTTGAAAAGATTGAAGCATTATCAGAGCCAACTTCAGTAGCGGCACCATTAAGAGTATCTACGAAAACATGCCATGTAATATTATTGGGCCTTCCAATTACGGACAACCTTTTATAGAGGTAGGCCGGATTCGGTTTTTGCCAGTTTACAACTGAATTGCGCCAAATCACTTTTGCCTTGGCATCTGCCAGATATCCGGGAATCTTCAATGGTTGTTCCATGCCGCTTACAACAAGATCCACCGCAGTACGCTGAACTACAAGATTATAAATAGCGGGCAATGCCCTTACAGATGACCCTCTAAAATAGAAACGCTGCAGGGGCCCATTAAAGGATAGCTGTTTAAATTCCGTAAATTGATCGTCCAAAGAGCTTAAGCCGGTTGAAATCGTGTAATTATTCCCACCGGCTTTTTGATAAGCAACGGCAAAAGGTTTGCTGCCCGCTGCCCGGAATGTTATATATTCATACCAGTACAGGCGGGATGGTATCTCATCTCGACTTTCCTCCACCGTAAAAGTTATTGCGTTATTGGCTCCCTGCATTGTGCCGGGAATGGTAACCGGATCGGAACCGGTAATCTCAAGTACAACCGGATAATGGGTGACTGATATTTTATGAATTTCAAGACCGACATCAACATCACCTAGAATCTCAATTGCAAAACTCTGACATGTCTCATCTACCAGAAAGTCATGCACATATCTCCCGATAACTCCACCGATTTTCCCAATCTCGGTATAATGTTCTTCAATATGCAAATATACCGTATACCGGTTGCTGCTCGAACCGGCAGAAGTCACTTCAATCGAGACATTTGAAAGACGTTGAGGCGCTTCAAATTCCCTGTAGGTGGTTTTGAGGTTGAGTTGAATATCATCACTGCCGTCATGCGGATCAGCCTGATTGATTTCAAAATTAAGAATCCGGCTATTGGAAGCTGCATACACTTGGTCCGCAAACTCATCATAAAAAATACAATTGACCGCCAAACCCAATTCACGTACCCGATGGGTATCGAGATCAATTCCCACACTCCGGTAATTATTTCCAAACAAATACTCATTCCGGGCATAGCAGGCATGATTGATATAACCGCTGAAAGGAGAATATCCTTCAACAGATGCGTGGCTGAAAGACGGTTTTAGTGCATCTCCTGCGATCAACATTGCTTGCGCACCGCCTGTAAATATTTTAATGCCGTCCATTGATTGCCATACCAAGCCCTTGGGTGTAGCTACCACCGTATCCGGGCACCTGGTGCCGGTCACACCGTCAAACTCCCTCACATAATATGGATTCTCACCGTAGATCTGATAAATTTTATATCTGGTAACTGCATAGAGCTCACCGCCATAGATTACCAATTTCTGAATCGGATCATTATTAGAAGAGACATGCACATAACCCTGCATTGCCTCAGGATATCCTACCCGGGAATAATAGACGATACCATTGGTGCCTTGAGTCCAGAACATGGAATTGTTGTATGGTCCGCAACAATCATTTGCATAGGTCGGAGGCGGACTATTCTCATACCGGATGTAATCCAGGCTCAAAGTGGAATCCGCATTGGCATCGTTGAAAACAGCTTGACCATTTGGAATTTGGCCTACATAGAAAAGCGTACCGCCATTGCCTGACGTTCTATAAATACGCTTGTGCGTCACCTGAGAATCCGTAGAAGCTGGCATATTTGAAAGAGTGATACTCCGATAAGGGCTCGTTAAGGTGACCGCCTCAGCAGGGCTTGGATTACTCTCAGTACCATCTGTAGAATTATAGTAGGTATATGAATACCGGTATAAGGCCCCTATATCCAAATTACCGGATGTGTTCAAAGGCGCCCCATAGGGAGATGACCCCGGCCCGACAATTCCCCAGTTCCTGCTGGAAGAACCACTAAAAGCCCTTCTTCCGGTCCCATTACAGACATAAAGGAAACTTCCATGACCGGGGCTACACGGCATTACAGCCCAACGAACATGACCGGAACCTCCAAGATTTGTAATTTGGGAACCATTCCGGTAAATGATACCGCCGACCGCCCACCACCAGACATTATCGTAATGAAAAAAGCTGTTAACATTATCAGTACCGCTGACTTGCGTTGAACCTCTGCGGCTAACGGCGGATCTGCCGGAGAATGGCGAAAACCCTTGAAACCTCCGACATGTATTTGGAGCACCACCGCTATTTCCACCGGAAAGCCATAGCCCGCCTGAAAAATCATTAAATTCTGTTTTTGCCATTAGTAACCCCACCAACCAAGTATATTGATTTGCGCCAGTGTGAATGTTGTATTGCTGGCTCTGTATGCAATACTCTTCGTGCTGTCTATTGGTAAAATAACTTGTGATGAATTATAAGCGTTTGCGGCTTGTGACATTACATAAAACCGGTTCGGCTCCGTTGAATTCATAGCAGGATAAACATTAAGAAACATATTTATGGCACTTGGATGGCAGACTTCCATGCGCAGCATAACAAGTTGCGGGTTACGATGAGATATCACTTCGGATAAATCCAAACCATACTGAATTCCGTTTGTCCTAAGTAATCCGTTATTATTGGAATAATCACCCTCGTTACCGATATCGCGCGAATAAAAGCGCAAACCCCACTTCTGTCCCTTTGAAAGTTCATTGGTTATTACATTCAAATTATCCAGAACGTTACTGCCGTCAACTTTGTTTATCGCTCTTATCCCTTGGTAAGTCATTATGTCCCAACATTTTGAATATGAGTTTAGCCAGTTGCATGCAAATGTCGGATAATGCCGGATTTTGCTGCAAAGCTGAAAATGAAAAATCCTTTGCCATAACCATCAATGCTATGGGCAAGGCGTAATAATCTCGAATATCCGTCTCAATCTGGTACGTGTAAAAGATTCTCAAAAGCTGGCCATCTATTGAAGGTTTCGGATAAAGCTTAAATTGTTTGTTCTGATAATCCTGGAAATAGGCCCACGGTACCGCACTATCTGCGCGCCATGTCTGATTGTATGCATTGAGCTCTTTCTCTGTAGCCTGGTTGATGAAATGGTTATCTACAAACATGTATATTATTTTCAACATGTTATCCAGGTAATCATATTGTGCCTGACCCGCAGTGACATTGATGGTGCCAAGCTCATAGAATGCAGGATCTTTTGACATGCCGAGACGTTCAATCACATTATCGTAATGCTTTGGTGAAATATCCGTATTGTTGAAATTGAGCGATAAGCGTCCTATTAAGTCCAAAATTTGAGTTTTAGTTTTAGCCATGTGCAGACCTCATCAGATCATTGAACGTTGCAAGGGTCGCCTCTAAGAGAGTCACATCCCTACTTCTCAACAACAAGACCATTTCAGCCAGCCTCAAAACCTTTTCAAGGTCTTCGTCCTGCATTTCCATTGTCTCGGTTGAAAGGTCGGCATAAATGAGATGCACGACCGTTTCATAAACATAGGTTCTGCCTATCGTGGACGAATTGGTTTTAGCCGGATACAAAAAAAAGTATCTTCTACCTATCGGGCACCAGGCCGTAAATGTAGTTCCCGTAGTTGTAAACAATTGAGGGTCATACGCAGCTATTTCATGAAGGCTGTTGGCTTTTAAAAGCTCCTTGTTATTTTCAAACAGTGAAAGCACATCGGCTTTACCCGGAGTGTGCTCATAAATGTTTTGATAGGCTGAAGTTGTCAGAGTGTCGGTAACTGTGACTCTTTGAAGGGCGATATTGATAATTTGCTGGCAGATGGTGAGAACTTCTGTTGCAGTGTCTAAATCAACAGCTATACCTCCATTCTGCCTGGTTCGCTGCACAAGCAAGTCTACAGTATCTTTTATGGTTTCCATTTACCTTATCCATGTTGAATAGATTTGATCTTTAGCCGTTTTAATGTCGGTTCTACTGTTTGATTGCCAATATTTAAGGGCAAATGTGCCATCGTTGGCAGCTTTTTGAGTCCGTACTGCATCCAAAATGGTCTTATTCCATATCTTCTGTTGTTCAGTTTCCGATTTCGAATAAACAACACCGATCTCAACAGAACCATTTTGTAAATTCAAAACCTTCAAATGCCGGTACAGATCAATTAAAACGCCCTCTTTTAAAACATACGGGTCTACCTGCCTCGGGATTGTATCCAGAAAATTCAATCTGTTTGGAATTTCCCAATAAGTATACTTAATGAGTTCGGTTTCTTTTGGTGTCGGATACAACTCAACCGTGACTGATCCATTAGAATCTGTACCGTGCTGCGCCCAGCAGGTAGGATACATTTGCGCCTGATGTCTGCCTGGATAAGTCACTTCAAGTTCAGCCAGCCCCATTCTTATCAGATTATACCGGAGTCTTGGAAATATAAACTCACCAAGCCACCTGACATCCTCATCTAACGTATGTGTTCTCTTGGCAATGGCGTAGGACGCATCCGAGCTTGAAACCTCACTGTAAGCCTGTGAGAGCGTCAGAGACGTATCTGAAGCAACCGACGCTATTTTATACCAGGCTTCCCGAATTCGAATATAATGGTGAACATTATCCCCGGTTCCCGGATCGGTAGCCCATGTTGTACCGGACCCTGTAACCGTCGTGCTTCCCCTTGTAGCCGTAACCGTACCGCTTGTAATCGTTGCAGGTAAAACAAGTTCCGCTGTTTTCCTCAAATGCCTAAACTGAACCTTAGACACAACTTCCCGGTAACGATTGTCAAGCCAGCGGGCTACAGCTACAGCAGGGATATCATTCGGAGATATTGCCTGAACATCCTTAACAATGTCCTCTACTGTAGCCATAATCTATCCCTTCAACCCAAATCGGCCCCATTGCAGAACAAACCCGAGACACTTCCAAACCGTGTCCTTAATCCGCCCTACGCAGATATCATCGCCTATTAACGGATCATAGTTTTTCGGGTCAACACACGATGAAACCTCATATTGCGTAAATCCGGTAAGCAACTCACCTTTCACCATGGTTGTTTTCTCATCAAGCTGCTTGGACTCAAAAAACTTTACGAACCCCTTGACCATATCATCCGTAATTTTGGAAGGATCTTCACCCATGGGATAGTAAGCCCGTTCGAATTGTTCCTTTGGTGACCAGCTTTCATATCCATCCGGGTACTTAACCTTGTAGCCTTCCCGACTATTTTTGGTAGCGGGCTCGGCCTCGATTATTTTCACACCAATATAATATTTCATTTACCTCTCGTACCTTTCTTTTTACCTTTGCCTCGACAACCCATTATTTTTTACCTTTCCGTTTTTTCTTGGCCTTTTGCATCATGGAGTCTTTTGTCTCGGTGGCGTATTGTGGCGGTATCTTGTACTTTTTCTTTTTAGCCATCGTTAAAACATCCTTTGTAATTGTAAGCTTTCTTGAGCGTCTTACGGCAACTCAGCTTATCCGAGCTAAACGGATTAAATCCGAACTGTTTATGGGGGATGGGCTGATAGGCTTTCAACTCTTCTCTGGAAAACTGATCATATAGCTTTCTTGCAGCCAGTGTCAGTTTACCCACTTCAACCTTTCCCTCATGCGCGGCATAGGCCAGTTCAAAAGCATTCATCTTATTTTGCCGTTCCGGCGTACTGCGCTCTATCGGCTTTTCAGGTTCAATTTTTCGCTTTTTTACGTATGGTCTGCTTTGCCTTAACATTTTTTTCCTCCGGTTTCTGCAACTCTTCGGCGTACTTCTTTTCCATCTCGGCCGCAGTCTTTGCGGCTTGCTCGGCAAAATATCCCTCTACCGCTGCCCTGCTTGCGGATGGAATCTCCTGCAACTGAATCAATCCATTTTCAACCATGTAAATCAATTGTGGAATGGTCTTATTATGTAAAGCTGACATCTCAAACCCCCTTATGAATTATCGGCAAAAGAACCAATCAGGTTAGTAGTTGCTGCCGATCCTGCGTCATTCTGGCCGGTCAGTACACTGGCGTCCGGCCCGCTTGTGGTAATGTCGGTACAACCGATAAATGAGCAACGGTTGTCAAAATAAAGTTTCTGATTGCCAAGTCCGGTCCCATCAATGGCGACAGTCAAAGCAGTTCCGATATTGATAAACTGGCAATTAAGAAACATCACCACAGAAGAACCATTACCGGAAACCGTCTCAATAAAATTGGCATCACCACCGGCGTCGGCTTTCATCATGAAAATGCAGTTCTCAAAAATAACTCGGCAAGCCCGATCAGAACCGCCGTAGATGCGAATCATATCTGTTGCGCCGGTCGCAACCGTATCGGCACCGAAGAAACAATTCTTGAAATAACCTTCACCGCAATTTAACCGAATCAGATCAAAACCACTGGTATCCAGTTCGGTGGCGTTGCTGCAAAGGAAATGACAGTTATGAAAATTGTTCCGGTCACCAGAGACAGTGAGGAGGTTCAAATTCGTCGCTGAGCCGGTCCCATAGGCGAAATACAGGTTCGCAAACAGATTCCCATACCCTGATACCGTCAACATGGACGCCATTGCTGTATCGTGCGTAATACGGCTTCTCTGGTTCATGCGGCTTTCAGGATACATCCCAATAAGATGGGACATATTTTTTGACCAGGTAATACCGGATGAGATGGTGTGATTATCCGGGGAAAGCAGACAAACGTCATTCCGGCCGGTTGTCAGCATATTATGAGCAGTTGCAATTGAGGTGTGCAGGTTATTACGATTGCCGTGGCAAAGATCCTTCCAATACTCAAAAGGAGCACCGCCGTCACTGTCGGCAATAATATGTACATCGGCAATACCGGGAAGTCCAAAACGCCCTAAAGAGGACGTTGCCATATCTCTTAATCTTGAACTCATCTTTCATTCTCCTTTATGCGGTTTCATGAAAAGGAGGGAAGGTTTTCCCTTCCCCCTAATTTTAAAGCCATATCAATTAACCCGTTGACCCGTAAATACCGCGGTACGAGGCAAAACTTGAAATGGTGTGACGTTGGTACGATGTAAAAACACCATTCATTGTCCAGGGATCATCGAACATGGATGAAATCGGACGATCGCGCCAGAAAAAGTTCAAATCGTGCTGTCCGGGTTTGGCCATCAGGAACCAATAATTCTGAGTGTCAATATAACTGGACACCATCCAGGTAAGATCATCCTGCACAATGGCATTCAGTTCGTTGTCCTGGGTATAAGGTTTTTTGTCGGACCCGAGAATCTCACGGGCAATGTACATGTCATTGGACGTGATCAGCGCCATGGACGGTTTGATCCGGATTGGAAAACCACGCTCATTGATCATATCCTTAAAATGCTTCATACCGGCTTGAAGACCAGTCAGGGAAAATCCGATATCTACGGTGGGTCGATTGGCGATTGTGGTTGACCCACCCAAAATGGTATGACTGGTGGAGCAAAGGGCCTCTCCTGATGTGAAACCGTCATAGCTGGTGGAAAAGGCATTGTTAAGAACCGCATGCGCGGCAACCTCTTCACGATAACGACCGGCATCTGCCAAACCTTCAACAATTTCACGAAAAACCCCGTAAAGCTCATCGCGCCAGGCTTCAAATGTGATCTCGACCGCCAAAGCATACGGAATAGCTTCATAGGTCTTGGTGCCGCCGATAATCATCTCATCGAGGCTGAATTGCTGACCTTCACGCTTTTGAGGCATTTGGCCAAGACCGGCAACCTGTTGATCGGTCATCGGGTTCCAAGGCATATCCTCAACATTACACCACATGGGATATTCCCGAGCATAGCCAGAACCCTTTTCAACGTAAACCTTTCGCAGATCAGGAGCCAGCAACTCGGTAATTGATGCTCTTGTATGTGCCATTTAAAAAATCTCCTTACGCTTTATTAAAAAAGCTATCAATAAAAGTGAATTCAACGAGGCACAAATTAGTACCTACCGGCTCAATGAAATTCAAAAGCGATACCGCTACATCACTGGTATCGGCAGCGTTAAGATACCAAACTCCCGTAGTCGCTTCCAAACTGATACCGTACTTGACACCACGATGCGTTACAAGCGATGTCAGATCGCCTCCGGTATCTCCGGTTGCCAGCCGCCCGATAAAGGTTGCACCAGGCAAAGCAGGATACACGAGAGCCTCAAGTTCGGTCGCGGAGGCAGCACCGGCAGCGACACCTACAATAGTCCCTGTAGTCGGCCCGTCCGTAGCTTCTACGGCGTAACCGCTTGTGTACAGGATAACCGCGCCCTTTTTCCAAGTGGTAGCCGATTCCTTGAAAACGGGCATAATCGGGTGATTACCGCCAAACAGCATTCTGTAAGGCTTAATGTGATCATTAAAAACAAGTGCCATTTCCTAAAGTCCTTTCTTTGTCAGCGAATCGGTAGCCCTGGAATAGGACCCCTTTTCATTTGTTCGCCAATATGCTTCATGGCCGTTTTTCGAGCTGCCCTTTTCGTAAATTGGTCCATAATTCTTGGATCTCCCCCGGTTGCCTCCGAATGAAATTTAATTTTATCACCATATTTATCAGCCATATCATAAACCTGCATTTCCAAACCGAATTGCATTCTACGGTGATAATCCTCTTGCTCCCTCTGTATCTGTTCCCAATATTCCATTGGAATGCACATGGCAATTACATCGGCCAACCGGCAAACACCATCTGCTCCAAATTTCCAATGATCCTCTTTGCCTACCATATCCTTTGTCACAACCTGCCAACCATCCGCTCTTGCCTGCAAATAAGCTGCCGCATGATGGTGCTGACAATTCACCCATCGCAGTTTATATTTCGGATCAATTGACAAAACCAAAAAATCTTGCTTCAAGGGTCTTACAATTTCCCGGTCCTCTTTCACGGCCTCGGGATTCACAGCAGAAAGTTTATGAGCATCGGCCGTTTCTTCGATTTCCTTCTCAAGTTCATCTTTCCGTTTGGCTAAAACCTCATCACGCTTATACCCCGGTTCCGGCAGATCAACCTTAATCTCACCCGATTTCAATTTTTGCTCTATTTTCTCGGCATCGCCTTTAGTGACTGACATCTTTTTACCTTTCGTGGGTTGTTTCTTTGCTTTTCGCATCAGGTAACCTTTCGGTTATTTACATGTAATCTTTATGAGCTTCGTAATATTCTTTCCAATCCTTGTAACCACGGCGTTGGACTTCCCTGTCCATATCAATTCCTTTACGCTCAAGGGCCAGCAGTGACCCCCCACTGTAATAGTCTCTCCAATCAGGGATGTCACCTTCGGCCTTATCCGCAGTTTTGGAACTGCGCCCCTTATTACCCACGTCTAAAGAAGTAGCCTGGCTTTTTTGACGATTTGCGATTTCGGCCTCTTTCCGAACAACCGCGTCATAATTTTGGCCAACCGCCAAATTGTATATTTTCTTCAAAATCTCCGGGTCACTCTTTTGAGCCCCCGTCAACTGATTGTAATATTCATCAAAAGTATCTTTTACCACATCAAGATGCGGCATATCACTTTGAACCATCTTCAGCGAAAGTTGTCCCATTGTTCCCAAGCCGATATCCCTCAATGGATTGATTGACTCGGCTTCAATCTGAATCTTGGTAGCTTTCGCCTGCAACTTACGCTGTTTGGCTCTTAAAGCTTTAACTGACTGACCATTGCTGATCCGTTCTTCAATTTCATCATCAATAGCTTCAATCTCCTTTTCAATATCCCCGACCATCTCATCAACTGACGGGCCGGGAGCAACAGCAGGAGCAGCCGGTGCCACAGGTGTCTGAAATCCCTGACTCAGCTTCTTTTCAAAATCACTCATCTTGGTCTGAATGGCTTGCCAATCTTCCGTTGAAATCTGAACCATTTTAGGATCTTCCTCACCCCCACCTAAGCCGGTATCCGGTGTAAATTCATCGCCCATTTTCAATAATCCTTTTGTTTTTGGTTTTCAAATTTTTAAGTTCAACTCTAAATTTCTGAATTAAATCACGATATGCGCTTAATTCACCTGCCTTACTTATAGCCAAATTTGTCTCACCTTTCAATAACGCATCTTGCATTGCAAGACTAATAGCCGATTCCCGCTCATTATACCATTCCTCAAAATCGAAAGATGCAGTTGAATCATTCACAATAGCATCAATCCACGGTCGCATTGCCACTTCTAAGCCCCCTCTTGCGCATTTTCCTGCTGACCCATACCAGACTGCGCTTCCTGAGCTTGCATCTCACCAGCGGCCTGTTGCGCAACCAATTCGGCCATCATCTGTTGAGCCTGAGCCGCAGCTTCGTCCAGTTTGCCCATCTGGTCAGCCACATCCAACATAAACGTCTTCGGATCTCGCACACTGTCATAAGTTCTGAGAGTCCGCTCAAACATCTCATTTGAAGCATGGACAGCCTTTGACAGAATCTCTCTAATCGCCGGTGGCGTTGTCGGCGCCGCAGCAGCATTCGCCAACTGGATAATCCGATCCTGATAAGCAGCAGCAATTTGCGCAAGTGTCGCTGCATCTTGCCGGTCAGCCATCGCATTTCTGTATGCACTTGAAGCGGTCAACTCAATATCCATCATTCTGGCAAAATGGTCATTTTCCATGACATCAATTACAAAATCGCCGTCCTCCCGCCCAAGCATCTCATAAATAGCGAGCATCGCCTTTTGATCTTTCGCCAACACTCTTTCCTGATACCGGTAAACACACTGCTTGATCGCCCCTGCAATTGCAAACCGCATACTATCAAAAGCAGGTGTAAACCGCTTATTCACCTGCTGCAACATTGACATGGTGGTAACACCAGGCGTCCTATTGGGAACATTACCCGGGCTGATAGCATCGTTAATCCCAACCCTATCATTGGCAATTTTCATCAATGCCCCTTGCTCCTGGTAAATGCTCGGCGCAAGATCTGCCATTGGAATTGCAAAAATACTATCCTTACTGGGAAGTCCATTCAAATAACCACCAGGCATAATAGGAAGGTCATCAGGCGCGGTCCCATCTCCGAACCACATCCTGGAATTTACAAGAAGCATATTGAGCGTGGCGTAATTGTGGATATCGGTCAGTTTTTCCTCAAAAGGCTGCATCATCTCCATGACACCCAAACCAAAGAACATATGCGCCCTTTGCTGATAGACCATCTTCTCAACCGGCCGCCTATCCATGGGATTGTACGTGATATGCCCAATGGCGTTGCCTGAATGATTATAAATAACCATCAAGTCTTCATCAAAGCCATCATCATCAATATCAAAATAAATAAATAATAATTGAACGTCATAAGTGTCACCTTTATAAGTAGGCCCTTCCATGTGCTGCCCCAAGATTTCTCTTGTAGTCCTAACCTGATTTCTTGCTCCCAACGGATGAAATTCAGTAATATCCAATCCATTGGCCTTGGCCAGAGAATTCAATTCAGTCTCTGTGTACCGAAAATTAAATCCAAATAACCGCATTTCATTAATATCGCCTGTAGTACCGGAAGGAACAATTACATCTTCGGGAGCGATCGCCCTAATCTTCGGACCCCTTGACACCACCTTTGCCGTTTTCGTCTTATAAACCCTTTCAACCCAAGGAACATATAAAACGCCGGTACCTAACTGAGCGTCATTTAAAATTGCCGTCTCAGCAGCCTCCCTGAACCCGACATCATCACTTTCAGCCAGCTTATTACAAAATCTTTGCATGGCTTTGGCCTTCTCAACCAAATCCGGCATATTATTGGCTTTTGAAGAAGGACTCACTGTCAAAACCGGTTTTACCGAAAAAATAGTATCAATCGCCTGTGCTGTAATCGTATCACAAGCCGTTGCCCCAATCGGCACTTCCACATTTGGCGCATTCTCTACCGGAACATTCCTGGTCTTTCTTTCAGGGACCGCTTCATACATTGAAAGCAGTCTTGCCCATTTTTGCTCCAAAGGCTTCATAGCGGCCATCGCATCGGTTAGATTCAAATCAATCCAATCCTTTAAAGCCTTAAATCTCTCTTCATCTATATCCAAAGTCGTCTTATGGCTGTAACGATCCAATGTCTTAGGCATTATTCAATTATCCATTCTGAACCATTAAAAGTAGGCGTCACGGTCCCAAACTTCATAGTCATCGGAATACTGTCCGGCGGTTCTTCCTCTCCTGGAAACCCAGCCGCATAAATCTCCCTGACCTCAACACTCTCCGGCGCTCGAAACGTATACTTCATATATCTTGCTTGCTGTAACTCCCAATCCGGCGACATCCATGCCGAAAAATTACAGTATCCATCAGTAATGGCATACGTATAAGCATCGCCGATATTATTTTTCGTCTCTACATCATAATTGAAACAATACCAGCTACCACCACTATTCCCGAAAACATTAACTGAAGTTATATTGTAAATTTTACCCAAATCAAATTCCAACCAAACCGCAGTCTCACCGGCATTGCCAAAATTTGTTTCCACCAAACCATCATATGCCTGTGTATAAGGCGCAGCTTCGTGAAAATTATCACTAGTCGCCAACAAAGTTGTAGCATCTAACAAATTATCAGTACACACACCGCTCGAAGTGCTCAATATATAGTAACCGCTATCAGCGGCCGTCTTAAAAACAGCCACATTCGTCTTATTGCAAGGTGAAGTCAAATCGACAACCTGACTATGAGTTGTGCCGCCGGTTGTTTCCATTGCGGTCATCGCATTATAGTCCCTGTCGTAATATTCACCGACATTCGCAATATAATAGTGGACTTCGGCGTCTTTATTCGTAGTCGCCACAAGTGTTATCGGTGTTGTCCAGGTAGATCCCTCATTAGGCTGAAGAGTCAAAATATAAGCAGGATCAGTATCAGGCTCAGTCTCCGTACCTGTTTCCGTTCCCGTCTCAGTTCCAGTATCCGGCGGTATATAAGTTCCACCCGTCCCAACATTGATATTCTGACCATACTGAATAGCGCCGATATCAGGACTGCCGCTTGACGGGCAAATTCCATTCGGGCACCAAAACACCCCGGCATTATTCGACCACGTAATTGGAGTATCGAGCGTAAAACAGTCCGAACTCCTATTCATCCCCGTAATAGTCGCCGTATAACTGCCAACCTTAATGGTATCCCCCGGTAACCCAAAATACGGAATTCCCGCCTGAAATCCATTAACATCATCAACACACAAATTTGTACTATTCGTTCCGCTCCCGTCAGCCTGAGTAATCGGACCAGCCGCGCCCCTTGCAGGACTCCCGGAACCCAACCTGAAATCCCAATTCGTATAATTGCCCGAAACAGTACTTGGAACATTGTTAAACTGCGGATTAGAGAAAATAGAATGGTAATCTTTACCTTGATTGCTTGTAGAGGCAAGACGAGACTCCCAAGAACTCTCAGTAGTATATTTGTACAATGTAGGATTGTCATAAACGCAGTTCGTGAAACCACCGGAAATATAAAAGTTATAATCCGTATGATTCAGATTAACCCCGTCAACATGCTCCCGCATATCACAAAGAGACGCATACCCCATAATATTATTGTACATATAAGCATATGCATTATAGGTTGGATTAACCCCGTCATAGATACTGACACTGTTGCCAGGACTCTGGTTAGGACCGGCATAACTCCGGTCATTATTCAATACCGTGTTGTTATAAACATAATCCCGTTGGAAAACCCCAATACCTCCATGGTTGTCATAAACGATATTACCCCTAATAATACCATCCCAACTATTTCCGGCCCCGCCTCCCCTACTGACACCAGGACCACCAATCAAATCATTACCGCCCTGAGTAACACCATCATTATCGCCCTTGCACCCATAGACCACATTGTGCTCAATTACAAAATATCTTGATCCCTTACGGTCAATACCGTTCTCAGCATTCCCATACAACACATTGTTTCTAATCCACACCCCGTAATTAGTAGGATCTACATTATTCTCAAATATCCCGTTTGATTGCACCGAATCCGAAACATAACTGCCACCAAAATTATTAAACTCAACCAAGCCATACTGCATTATACTGGTATGACCTTCAATCATCGTTCCATTAGAATACCCATTCACATACGTATTGTGATGAACATGGAAATATAATGGTGCATTGGTTGTACTCGCCTGCTTAATTTTGACCCCCTGAAACGGCATTTGATCAAAATAACAGTAACTAACCGTAGCATAATCCGCGCCATTAATAATGACACCCATCTCTTTAGACTTACAGGTATCGTGCTCATAAACCGCATTATTACCAATAAAATTACAATTAGTGACTGTAACATGATTTCCCTGAATCAAAACATCGCCACCGTTTCCAACCAACCGGCACGAATTCATTTTCAGATACAAACCATCCAGAATGATCCAATCCCCGCTAACCGTCCACGTATAAGTATTTCCGGCACTCGCCCCCCGAACACGAACAGTCTCTTCTTGATAATTGGTAAACTTTATAGGATTACTCTGTGTGCCATCCGTTGACCAGTCAAGATCAATCGTCTCATCATAATTACCGCCCCGAATATAAACAGTATCTCCGGCATGCACCCTGTCACAGGCATATTGAATCGTCCTCCACGCAGAACCCGTTGACGTTCCGCTTGAACCATTGCTCCCACTTGTCGAAACATAATAGGTAGCCCCGAATGCAGCACTCGACCAAAAAACAATAATCAGCATTAAAAGTCGTTTAATCATTTGACCCCTTTGTGCCATCAATACCGGAAGTGTAAATCTCTTCAATCTGCGTTGACGTCAGAGCCTCGTTGAAAATAATAACCTCATCCATAGACCCCACAAAAGTTTGCGCAGCAGACCTCCCAAGATAAAACGGCTCACCACTATCATTTAACCCCGCCGTGTAAGCCAACGGATTATCAGACCCATTACTGTCAAGCGCCCCATTCAAGTAAATCCTTGCGTCCGTATCGTCATATACAAAACACCCGTGATACCAGGTATCTGTTGATAACGTAGTTCCGCCTACCGCTCCCACCGTAGTTGTCCCATCACTCGACAACTTCAACTCCAGCGTATTCGTAGTTTCCTCTAAAAAGAATCTCCAACTCTCACTATCAGAAATCCGGCCCTTACTCGCCAACGTCCTCTCAGTTGACATACTCGTGGAATAAAACCACATGCAAAACGTAATCTCCTGATCGGCCCCGCTAATATCCGTACTCCCACCATCATTCTGACTCAACGTATCCGACGTACTCCCAGGAAACGTCCTTGCACTCCCACTATAACTTGTCGGCACACTGCTCGTTGTCCCAATCGTACCATTCTCAGTCAAATTAGCGCCATACGAACTCTGGTCCGTTTCCCCAGCCGTACCACCATTCATAAACCAGGCTCCCCGACAACTGGCCAACTGCGTATAATCCGTTGCCCCACTCCCGCCCCCGGAAGGTGCCTGCACATAAATTATCTGCCTTGCGTCGGCAAATACCGCCACGGCCAAAATACAAAATATCAAAAATAGTTTTCTCATTCTATTATCAACCTCTTTGTGCCCAATTTAGGCCATGTCCCATAAAACCTCAAATTATTCGGATTAGGCGGTAACTCATACGTAGAGTTATTCGTAATGGCCATCCCGGAGAAACCCACGATCTCATTATCCGCAGCATCCACAATATCCCCGGAAGCCTCGCTGTAAGCCAACGTAATCGTTTCTCCCAAAAGAACCTGCCGACTAAGGTCATACACCCTTCCATTTCCAGTACCGCTTGCATACGACGCTGTGAGGGCCTCTCCTTGCGGTGTCAGTGTAAACCCACTATTTCCGGTACAGTCCTCACTCAACCCAATCGTCAGCAACAATCCCGTCACATCAATTACCGCACTTGTCAGAGTAGGCGGCGTCGTATCCGGCTCAGGCCCGCTCCCGGCTTCCAAATCCTGCCCCACATGCGTAGGATCACTATCACTCTGAAAAGCCCCAATCACATCATCATAATCACCACCGCGCCCATCCGTAGGATAGCTACTTCTCTGATAATCCTCATCATCCGTACCACTCGCCTGGTCAAATCCCGGATTCGTCGTTTGCCGATGACTCTCATACCCCCTCAAGCCCGCCCAACTGGTCAGAGAATGCGAAGACACACCGTAAATCCTGAAAGCGTCCGTACTGGAAATATTATAGAACTGGTTATAATCCTCATAACTGATATCACCATTATTAAAGTCACCCTGCTGAATACAGAGCACCCGATTGCTGATATCCATAAAAATATTATTCCAGATCCGCACATTATTCCCAAAATTCAACAACTCCAGCGCCCCGGTCCCATACGTATTTTCTACATCATAGAACACGTTGTTGTAGATCGAGAAATTTGACTCACCCCCATACCCGCCAAAGTATATTGCACTGGCAGTCGCAAGGGACGATGTAGGAATCGACGAGTTTGTTGCGAGGAATATGGAATGGTGCACGGAATGGCCGTAACTGTCATAGGCCGTGTTTGAATAACATTTAAAGTGTAATCCGTTGTTGTAGTAGAGATTATACCTGTATTCATTATATATATTATCCCCCCGTTTATCAAAAATACCCAAAGCATTCTCAGTAAATGTACAATATTCAACAGTATTGTAGCTACTGCCATACAATTTAATCCCGGTATTGTTCCACCCATTGCCCGTATACCCATGAATCCAACAATTCCGAATCGTGTTCGAACTTGTATTTTCCATCCGAACACCATCATGATTATCCTGCTGGTACCGAGTCCGCCCGATAATATTGCAGCTATCAATTATCTTGTGATTCCCGCCCCAAACACTGACCGTACCGGAATCCGTAAGAAAGTTACTCCCCTCCTGAGCGGTAATCCCCTTCCAAATAAAGTAGCTTACAGAAGACCCACCGCCAATAACCGGCCCGCTGCCACTACTCAAGGTCATATACACATAGGCACCATCGGGATACGCCTGAAACGTGATATATGCCCCGCTGCTGCCTGAATTACTCGGATTAAACGCCGGTCTTGTCCTGTCCCCGGTCCCGGCCCTGGTATAGGTTCCCGCCAAAATATTGACGATATCCCCATCATCGGCCTCCGCCAGCGCCGTGCCAATTGAGCAAAGTGTGCTCGTACTGTTACAATTTGACCAACTGGCGCTACCGGATGGGCCGACATACTTTGTTGCGCCAAAGCCCACCGGCGACCAAAGCAGCATGGCTATTAAAGAGAGTCCTACTGTTTTCCACATCAATCTTACCATGGGTAAGCCTTCTTTCATTGGGCAGATCGCCTATGGCCTTCTCAAACCAATTGTCACTTCCCCGCCAGCCGTACCGGTCCCGGCACCATCCACGTCAAACCGAAGCGCCACATCCCCACTTAAAGTCTGATACGTCGCATTAATCACCGCCGGAGTCGCCGCAGTCGTACTTGTCGTTTCACTTGTATCAATCGTTGCCGCCGTACTGAGCAAATCATGCCCATTGGTAATGTCACGCACCTGGAACGTAGGCAACCCCGAGCTACTCGCCGTGTAAACACTGGCCTGGACAAATACCAAATTCCACCCATCGAAATCAGCAGGCACAGTCCACCGGTTCTTGTCATCCCCAACAGTCAAAGTATCCGTAGGGGCAATCAACGGCACCGTCACATACTGGGTGCCGATGGTGCTCCCGGCTAGTGCATCTGGTGTTACCGCCGTGGTAGTACTGGTGCCGGTATTGATGTCACTGGCCACAGCCGCAGTTACTGCAACACTGGGGTTACCGTCCGTACCATCCCCATTGGTGACCACAGCCAACCCCGTACCGGCAATACTGACCGCCTCCGGTGTTCCACCATCATTTACCACCAACCCATCAGAGCTCAACGAGATAGACTCATCAGGACAATTGGTGCAATACCACGTGTCAGTCCGATACTCGAAATCAACTATCTGCCCTACATCACACGTCATATCGGTGGTTCTATTCGCCGACACCAACCCGCTCCCGGTAAAGTCAAACACCGTCGCCGCGCCACAATAAACCCTAAGACTCTGACCATCCGCAATGGTCCCGTCAAAATCAGTAATCGTAGTGGTGTCTACCGTCCTATACTTCCAGTTCACAATTGCCGGAGTCGCATCAGCAGCCGTGAATGCCGTCCACGTCTGGAGCAAAGTGGGAACCTCACCCGTAGCATCACTCAAAACACTGGTAATATCCCCGGAGCCACCACCCCCACCAGCCTCAAAAGCCGTCTCCAATTCCTGAATCGCTGTTTTTATGCTGACGCTATCCGTAATCGTGCTGCCCGTAAACAAGCCTAAATTAATCTCACCAGCGCCAACCCCGCTCAGAGTATTTAAATCGTCAACATCAAGAAGGCCCTTCATAGCCGCGTAGTCAGCAGCACCAATAAAACTCAATCCATTAGCCGAGACACTCACTTCGCTTGTCACACCGCCGGTTATACGAAGCAGACCGTTATAATCAGATACATCCTCTTCCAACCCGCCATACTCGTGTTCAATCGCCCCACCTGAGAAAAAAGCCGTTGCGCTATCCCCGGCCTGCGCCACATTCGCAGTCGGCCAAGCATTTCCCACATTCACCAGCGCCTTATTCGCACTCGGCTCACTAAAAATCCCATTCGTATCCCCGGTTACAGCCAATTCAGTCAAATCCAGCGATTCATTTGAACCATCATCCGCCAAATCATAAATAATCGCACTTCCGCCACTGCCGGTCGCATCAGCCGCCAGACTAAAATTCCCACTCCCGTCGGATTTCAGCACATACCCGCTCGAATCCCCGGAAAAATCCATCGTCTTGGTGGCACTCCCAACCCGGATCTGAAATTGCTCATCGTCCGCGTCAATCTGGAACTCGCCACTTTGCGTCATGGCTCCAGGACTGTTGCTGGAAAGTGTTCTCAGCAGATCCCCCGGCTCATAGAACTGACTGACATCAGAAAGCGTCGCATACAAACTTGCCTCATTCGTCAAAACACCGCTGATATTCCCGTCCAAATCCGGGTCAATCTGCACAATGTAATCATAAAAATCATCCTGACTCACGGCATGACTGGTATCCCCGTTAAAATTAGGCTCCGTAAATGCCTCATCCTGAACTTCAGCCGCCGCCCCGGACTCCCCTGCATACGTCGCCACACTCCCGGTAAGAGAAAGCGTACCATTCGGGAAAACCACCTTATAGGCATAACCGGCCGGACTTCCATCAGCTTCTTGGAATAAGGCACCTATTTTATCATCAGCCGCTAATGCCGATCCCCCATAAATAAAAATCAAACTCAAAATGGCCAAAATCTTTTTCATGGTGCCATTATCCCCTTTACCTATCAAATTTATCATCAGGATTGACAACATAACCAACACCGTCCCTAACAATGACATTTGTACTCTTGGTGTGATTCGCTGCCAAACTCCATAGCACAAAACAAAGAATAGCCGCCCCAAGAATGAAAGCGGCTATCCCGGTCACCTTTTTTATAAGCTCTATGTCACGCAATAAAGACATAAAGACTCCCTCCATCAATCACACTCAGATTGAACCCCTTGAACCACTTGCCGCCTTCAAAATCCACGTGCACCGCGTTTGCCTCACCAGCCCCGGCCGCATTCACATCAAGAATAACCTCATCATTGCCATCCAGAATGGTCAGATCATCCGCTTCTGCACTTGGCACCCACTTCATATTCTTAATCTTAATCGGCGCAGTCCAATCCGCCGTTGCCGTATCCAAAGCCCAATGTGTATTTGCAAAAACATTTGCCATACCGGTCACCTATGTCTTTTTCAGCCAAATATACAACACCGACCCCGAACTGATACTATCAACCGTAATTCCATCGGCATCAAACGGAATATCAAAAACAGCCGAGCCGACAGTACCACCGGCAAAAGCACTCAAATGCTCCCAAATCAGATTACCGTTGCGCTCATTAACCACAACACTATCCCCAACCGCACCGGGAACAAACTGAATCCTATTAATAATCCGGCGCTCGGCAATCAATTCAGCCGCTGTGTCAATCTTCCAAACCTTCGGCCCCAGTACATTTGCCATTACCGTTTCCCCGTAATGCCGTTATTTTTGGTTGAATTCCCGCTGGTCTTGCCCACCGCCGGACCATTCTTTTTCTTGTTCATGTAACCGCTTTTACCGCTATTCCACTGATTTCGCTCACCCTTTACAGGTTTCATAATTTTTCTCCTAATTTAGTTGAATTCTGTTTTTGACCCTATATTCCTCTAACCGTCTCTCCATCTCATTGTGAGGACAACCCGTCTCCCTTAAATACCTTGCCAACTTCTCCAAACCCACATCCCTACCTTTTCTCTTCGGCATCTTGGGAGCCAACTCAAACATACTCACCAAACTATCAATCAGATCCACCGTCGCCGCAGTCGGGAAACCCCTAATCTCCTGAGCCAAATCATCCCACTTATTCTGGAGAAACAAACGACCCTCTTTCATAACCGGATCTAATCCAGTCCTGATCCTGAACGGCTTCTTAACCTTCGTAGGCTGATGTACCGGAAAAAAATTGACCTTACCGAGCAACCGCTTCCCCTCATCAATCACCAACTGGCCGAACAAAATCTGCATCCCATTCGCCTCAAGTCCGAAAACCTTCGGCCTGAAACGTTCATGAGCGGCCAGAATCTTATCCTTAAAATCAACCGTACTGATCCTGCCCGCCCACGCTTGCAAAATAAACCACCTGTCCAACCAATCCCTTGCCCCGACCAGTACCGTTTGCCTACACGTCCTTCTGCCGATCTTGGCATCAGCCCCCGCAGCCAAGTCAGCAAACGCATAAACCTCACACTGATCCAATGGTATGGCAATCTGTTCAGGCACCTAACCAATCCTCTTTATCAATATAGCGGCATACTCTTTCATAACTCTAAGCTGATCCTTCAAAAGTCGAAGATCCTGCTGAAGAACCTCATTCTTACCTTCGACCTCAAAATACATAATCGCCCGATCAAGCCGCAGCATCTTCTTTTGCAAATCAGCCCATTCGTCAATTAGTCTTTCCCTGAAATCTTCTGTAATTTTCATGCCCCCTACCAATCAACTAACGGTGTAAAATTGCTACGACGGCAATAATCCAAATGATCAGCCCGAGTCCAAGGCTTTTTATGGTACTCCCAACGCATCTTTTTACGATTCAAGTCATAGTGATAACAAAAATAATAAAAAGCCGTATTTGTTCGCCAATGCAGCACCGGACCCCGCCACCACTGCAACCCAACCTTATACCGCTTAATGTAAGTGCCTTCTTTCCTATGATAAAAAAACATAGCCCCTACCTGCCCGGATCGTCTGTACCGTCAATTTTGTCCAACATAGCCATGATATACGGCCGGATATAATCAATCAGCCCCGGCAAAAGAGCGCCCAAACCCTTACTTACCTTGGGAGCCAGCAGAATCATCAAGGCAAATGCCGCCTCTACCAACATCACAGCGCCTTCTTCAGCGATATCCAACCCATACAACTTAGCCGTAGTGACGATCTCTTCCTTTACACCTTTGTCCATTTTAAACCCCCTAATGTCTTTTCAATCTAAGATATTCGTGCCTATTCAACAAAGCATTCAAATTATTAGGCGTCAAATACCTCATAATGCGTCCCCTGTGGTCAACCTTCCCTGAACTCTCAAGCATCGTATGGTGCTCATCGAATTTCTTATCCAAAAAATCATCCGCTTCAGTGCTTTCAAACAATATATTGTCATTAATGAACTTGAAATCCCTCGCATCATCCAAATTGAAATCCGTTAATGTCGGGTCATCCGCACTATTCAAATACAGCAAATAAAACATGTGCTTATGATAATCCATCAACTCTTTGATGCTCTGCTCAGTATGTTTTTCAGGCCACAGAATCTCACCATTATTGATAATTCTGTGAAACTTTGGATCAATCAATTCAACCGTGTAATCATTATCTATTATCTCACTGTACAAATCATATACCGCCCACCTCGTACCGATAATCCACTCCAGACTCTGCAACCCGCTCTCAGTCTCATAACTATCCATCAAGGCCCTACTCGCTTTGTGCGCCTCAATCGCCTTATCCATCACCGTGCTACTCCGGCTCGCCTCTAAACTGATCAAATCGTCCTTAATCTGACAATTCGGCCGACTGCCCGTCACAGCACCGTCAGCCCCTTTTGCCCAAATCGTAGGATCGGGCCACTCATTCGCCCTCGGAAAGATCAACGCCCTTTGATTCCACACTTTCGCCTGTTTCTTCGGATTATCCCAACACCTGTGCGGCCACAACGCCCTGAAAAGCTGATTCTCCTCCGAAATGCTCTGAAGCACTCTCAAATTCTTTTCGGCCATATCCTGAGTTTCACCCATCAACAGAATCCGACACTCAGACCCTTCCAGACCAGGAAAATAGCAATTTCCATCAGCGGGCTGAATAATGATGTGCAGCGGCAACCCGCCACTTACTATGGCCGTCTTAGCATGCTCCCTGGGCATGAGCGTCAATTTCCTGAACGGCGGTATCTTCTGCTGAAACTCACATACCGGCTTATGCAGCTTATTCGTCAAAAAGTGCCGATTCAGTATGGCTTTTAAAAAGAAATACAGGTTCTTCTCAGCCGTCTCCCTCAATCGCTCAATAAACTGCCCCTCTTGCGCATCTGTCCCGGCCTGTCTCGGTGCCCCGTTCCGGTCAATTACAACTTCCCTTGTAAGATACTCAATCGGCTCAACCCTGCCCTTAGCCACCACCGATTTCCTACGCTGGGCAATCTCAACCTGACTTTTTTGGAAGGCGCTTACTCGCTGGGCAAGACTTTCAGCGCCTTTCGACGACTCCTTTTCAGAAGCCGCTATATGGGTGTCATCGGCCGGAGGCATACCGCTAACTCCCACACTCTTCCAGCAGATCAAACTCCATCCCAATCTCACGAGCCGTGTCTTTGATCGTCTGAACTTGCTGGTAAGGAATATTTATAACAATATTAGGCATCTGAATGTCCTTCTCCGTTTGTCTCTTCGCATTCGGCGCGTAATCCATAATCATCTGCGTGGCCTTCAGCCGATTCCCCGCCGTCTCCCCTGAATCATCCCTGATCGCAATCAAAGTATGCAGATTATTGAGAATCTCACCGTTGAACCGCTCCCCGATATCAGCAACACCCATTTCGGCAACCGCCTGCGCAGCCTGCTGCTCGATCCGCTGCCGGTGCTCAATCAGTTGCACGAAATCTTCCCGTTCATACAGATCCGCAATCCACTCAATCGGCCTCTTATACCTGATTGCAATCTCATCCAAGGTGGCTCCCGGATTCAGCCCAATCCATTCTGCCGCCCTGATTTCCACCTCTGACAGTGGCTTCTTAAATACATTTTCTGAAAATATGCCCATGCGCACTCCTATTTTACTATATGTGTCTCACATTGTCTACACTATATCTCATATCGTGAGATTATGTAAAGTGGAAAGTTTGCAGCAGATGGACCGATGGCATACAAAGCGGGTTTATTCCGATTGGCCGAAAGTGTCCCGACTTGGGAAGGCCGACCTTCGTCGGGAAGTCCGGTGGTCAATCCGGGTGGGCAAGGGGAGCCGGTCAAGGTGTTCAGGCCATCCGGGTGGTGAATGACGTTCTTCTCTCTGATGGACATTCATTTCGGTGATTGAAAATTT